CCAGCAGGAGTTTCTGGTGCTGTTCGATCATCTTTACAAACAACCCCCAATCCTAATATGAGAGCAATATTTAAAGCAGTTAATTTACGAGAATTTTCTTGGGCATTTAAACTTATTCCAAACTCACAAGAAGAATCAGATGAAATTAGACTCATAATTAATTGGTTTAGAAAAAATTTGTATCCAGAAGGAATAGTAAGAGGCAATATTACTGTTGGTTACAAATTTCCACCTTTGTTTAGGATTCATTTGCTTTATGATTCAAAGGAGATGGATGTTAAAAACGAGGCATTTAAATTCAAAGATATGCATATGAAATCGTTTAATGCTACATATAACTCCGCATCTGCTGGTTTTCATCCTGGTGGTGAATTTTCTGAAGTTGATATTAGCATATCATTTGTTGAAAGTGAAACATTCACCAGACAAGATATTGATGGTGATAATCAAAACGAGTTTTCTAACTTGTCCACACACTCTAACAGAGGGGCAAGATAATGCCATTTTTTAATAGATTTCCAGTAGAATTTTATAACTTTGGAAACGAAGTAGAGGCATCTGTGATTCAAAACATATCTTCATATGTTGATATTATTGATGAGTTGAAAAACAATGTTTCTATATATGAAAAGTACGAAATTCTTGAGGGCGAAAGACCAGATATTCTATCTCAGAAATTATATGGATCGACAAAATACTATTGGACATTTTATCTAATGAATGATAAGATTCGTAAAAATGGATTTCCAATAAGATCAAATGATCTAGTAACATGGGTAAAGAAAATACATCCAAACACCAACTTGGTTACAAGAGATTACTTTTTCACTAAAATGAAAATAGGTGATAGTATTACTGGAGTAACTTCTACCACTACCGCTGAAGTTATTGATAGAGATGTGAATTTAGGTCACATTGTTGTAAAGGGCGATAAATCTTTTACTGACGGTGAAACTATCCAAAAGACTGGAGATTCTACCCAATCGATAACATTACATTCACACTCGAAAGAACACCTCGCCGCACGATATTTTACTAATGCAGCAAGTGAGCAGGTGGACATTGATCCGACAGTTGGTGGTGGATCGAATATTGAAGTTACGAATCTTAGTTATTATCAAAAACTCAATGATGGAAACAGAGTGATTAGGATTATAAAACCAAGTTCAATTTTACAAATATACGACAACTATAAATCACAATTGGCGGCGGTCTAACTCATGGTAATGGAAATCGACCTAGAAGATCAATCACCATATAATTATTTTTTGAAAAATCTGGAAGTATCTGGTGAAAGAATTTCTGGTTCGATTAATTTGAGTGCAGTTTCTATTGAAATCAAAATATTTGAAAACTTAAATAATCCATTTTTATCTGGCGAAATTGCCATATTAGATAATGATGATCTTAATAATAGAATAGGTTTCTCTGGCACAGAAAAATTATTAATAGAGATTGAAACTACATTTGCAAATATAAAAAAGAACTTTGTCATTACTGAGGTCATTAATACTTTAAGTACAAATGGTAAAGATAAGGTAATCGTATTAAAAATATTAGAGGATGTTTCGTTTCTATCTAAGTTGCTACGGGTTTCTAAATCATACAGCGGTTCGCCAGAGATAATAATAAAAAATATTTTGAAAGACTATCTTAATAGAGATATGCTTAATATGTCATCCCAACAACACAATGACGGTGTGATGAAAGTTGTTATCCCAAATTTAACACCTTTAAATGCTTGTGGGTGGATACAAAGACGCGCTGTTACTAAAAATGGAATGCCGTTTTATCTTTTTTCGACACTTGCAGATGATAAGATAAGATATATTGATTTGGAATCTATTCTAACATCAACACCATTAAATGCAAGTGAATCTGCATATTTTTATAACCAAGGGATTGCTAATAACGATTTAGATGTGAATGCTCAATCATATGCGATTAGCGATGTTTCGCAAACTAATGCAGAAAATACCATAATGTTATGCCAACTTGGATTTATGTCTAGTACATATACACATATTGATACAGTAAAGGGTGATATACTGGAGCAAAAGCATGTTTTGGCAGACGTTTTTAAAGATTTAAAAGACAATGTTCTTAGATCAGGACAAACAGAAGCAGTGATTGATACTTCAAATACATTTAATAATAAAACAATTCAAGAGTATGATACGAGGCAGATTACTAGAATTACACCCACAAATTCATATCAAAACGAATATAAAAACTATAGTGAATCGAAAGATATTTCTTCACATATGTTAAAAGCAAAAGCAATATCTTTGAAAGGCGTATTAAGTAAATCTCCTATAGAAATCGCAGTTCCTGGAAGAAATTTTTGCCAAACTAATAAAAATGTCAGCATTGGGAATACTATTGATCTAGACTTTTCAAATATGTTAGCAGCAGAAACATTATATGATCCAAAAAGGTCTGGTAGTTATATTATCCATGCTGTTCGTCATGTTTTCTCTGGTGCAAAATATAAAGCAACTGTTGGATGTAGTCGTTTGTCTCAAAGAACACCCGAAAAAGGATAATTATTATGCAACCACAAGACTTTTATGGTGATACTATGCGATGGTTCGTTGGCATAGTTGAAGATAATTTAGACCCATTGAAACTTGGCAGAGTCCGGGTAAGAATACAAGGTCTCCATAGTCAAAATTTGAAAGATATTCCTTTAAACGATCTACCATGGGCGCAAGTTATGGTTCCAACAACAGAAGGTGGTATTTCTGGAATAGGAAAAATGCCAAGACTTCAACCAGGTGCCATGGTCGTAGGATTTTTTACTGATGGTACTAATTCCCAAAATCCACTTATTATAGGATCAATTCCTACTATGGAATCTGCTTGGCCGATGGGTACTACACATGGTTATGATGATGGACACATAGACAATTATAAACCAAAAGACTATTATAATGGAGAAGTTAAAAAATTAAATTTGCCAGGTGGTAGTAATCCAGAAAGATCATATCACTATTTTTTAAGTCAAGGATTTACACCAGAGCAATCATCTGGAATAGTCGGTAATTTTATGGTCGAATCTACACCGCAAATGAGTACCAAAGCGAGAAATGCTGGTGATGGTAGAGATGGTACTGATAGTATAGGTATTGCACAATGGAACTCTGGTAGAGCAAAGGCATTACATTCTTTTGCTGAGACTAACGGAATAGTTTGGGATGACTTAGATACTCAATTACAATTTGTTATGGTAGAGTTGGGTGGAAGTCACAACCACGTTTATACTCAAATGAAAAATGCTAAAACTATAAAAGATGCTGCTTGGGTTTGGGAAAGAAAATATGAAATACCAAAACTGGGTACACATCCAGACAGATTTAAGTTTGCGAGAGAAGTTTATGCTACTTATGTTACCACAGTTGCTAGTAATGTACCGCAAGCAGGAGAACGATAAATGGCATTAAAAAATAGTATAGATTTCTCTCAAGTTAATCAATCATTGAATAATTTAAGAAATGTTTCCGATATTTCATCGACTTCAAATAAAATTTTAGAATCCGCAAAGAATTTGACGAATGTGAAGTCTACTACGCTTGGTAGTAAATTGGGTGAAGTTGTCGGTGGGATTCAATCCTTAGTTCAAGAAGTAGATTACCTGACGGAAAATCCTTTACTTGAAAATAAAGGAGTCGTTAGTATTACTTCAGAGGTTGAAGGTTTTTCAGATTTGCAAAAGACCCCTACCACTCCAAATAAACTAGCAACTCTTACTGGACTAACTGCTTCTGCTGCTGGAACTTCAGTGCAACTAACTCAGATAATAAGTTCACCATCACCAGCATCCATTTCTGCTAATTTAGAGACTGTAACAGGAAAAAAACCTACCGCAAGTGCATTGACTAATCTATCTGGAAATTCTGTAGACGCATTTTCATCAGTAAATAATATGCTGAGTAATCTAAATACGGTAGCGCAAGGAATTGTTGCTATTGAAAACACGTTTAATAATACCACATCATTCTTTGACAATCAAGTAGAAAATTCTTTAGCAAAAGTGAAGGGTGGTATAATCAATAGATTGTTAGAAAATACTGACCCTGTTATCCTTAATGAAATAACTTCACTCTCAAAAGGATTATTAACCAGTGCAGAAGAATTAAAAACTTTACAATATGTTTTAGATGGAAGAAATGACAAAGTATCAATTTTAATATCTGATAAAATTTCTAAGGCGTTTCCGCTTGACAATATATCTATTTTGCAAGATGCTATCGGTATCCTAGACCCATCTATTACAAACATGGTGAATAGTGGTAGTTTATCAGTTCAACAAAAAACTCTAGGGCATAGAATAGCAACTAAGAATGAACAAGTGTGGAAAAATCCAGATGAAAAATACATATTTACTCGAATCCATTCTTATGAAGAAGTTGTATCTGAATTTAGAGGTGCCACAAGAGAAATAAGCGAAGTTGTAGTTCACTGGAGCGCAACATATGTAAATCAGAATATTGGTGCTGAAGAAATTCACGAATGGCATCAAGAGAAAAATTATAGTGGAATTGGATACCACTATGTTATTCGCAGAGATGGTTCATTGCAAAGAGGTAGACCTCTAAATGAACGTGGCGCTCATGCCAAAGAGGGTGGACATAATAATTACAGTGCTGGAATATGCCTTGTTGGTGGTTATTCATGTGCAAGTGGCACTAGAAATCCTGACCAATTTGCCAATAGTTCATCAATAAATAATGCTCAGTGGTCTACTCTGAAACATTTTTTAGGCGCATTTTACGCAGTTCATCCGGGTGGTCAAGTTTGGGGTCATCAAGATACTGATCCAGAAAATAGGATTGATCCTGGAATTTCTATGGAAAATTTTGTCTTCAAAGAGTTTGGAAAGCGAAATTTGAGTATTGAAGGCAGAAAAAAATCTATAAGTCCATCAGTAGTTGCAACTGGAAAAAGGGATACTTCAACATCAAAAGCAGTCGCCCCAGAAACTGAAGAAATTATAGAACCAACAGCAAATGCTAGAAAAGGTCCATTTGTGGGTGATCAATTCATTGCAAAAGAATATGGATTTCCACAACATGCGAAATATCCTGAGTTTGATACTTTCTATATGGGTGAACTTTGGAAAGACCCAGCACAATACCCAGTTGGCACCAAGTTTACAGTATACGATAGTCACCATTTATATGAAAAAGGATTTGAAAAGAATATCCATCAAATCTGGGATCATGTTATCATTGATGAATTTTCACCAACTGGTAGATCATCACATGGATATAGTCCAGTTCTAGTGAATACCAGTGATCCTGAAGCAGTGAAAAGATATGCTGATTTGGAAAAATCACAAGCACCTCACGCATATTTCAATAGAGGATAGAAAATGACAACAGAGATAGATGATATAATTAATAGAGAAAAAAACTTTCCATTTGCAAATGCGGAGCAAGGTCTCACTAAAGGTTTTGTTGATCCCTCGAACCAGTATCCAAAAGCAAATTATAGTGGAAGAAGTTCTATAAATGAATCTGCCAGAGGTGAAAATACAAACAATTTAAGTATCAAAAATGGTATTCCAGGAAAAGGTCTGGGATATCAACCAGTACACAATTATGATTATGGTAAAGTTCAAGTTGATGAGTCTTTATGTGGTCATGTGTACGAAGTAAATGATACGCCAGGTGGAGAGAGAATCCTCCTAAGACATACTTGCGGTGCTGGGGTTGATATTCAACCAGATGGAACCATTGTTATTAATGCTACTGGAAACAGAGTTGATGTTGTTAATGGTGAACATACAATGACTATTGAAGGTGATGGTACAGTTTGGTATAGTGGTAATTTAAATATGACTGTAACTGGAGACTACAATTTAAACGTAAAGGGTGATTACAATATAAATGTCGGCGGCAAGAAAGTTTTAGATATAGTTGGTTCCTTTACAAAATCTGTTGGTGGTGTTATGAGGGAATATATCAAGAAATCGAAAGCATCCACAGTCCTTAAAGAATCTACTAATATTCTGTTGGGAAATGTAACAAATGCTATCAAGGGCAGTCTATCTAATATCGTTGATGGCACTGCTGACTATTCTCATAAAGGTTCTACCACATTTAGTTCGGAAATAGATTTAGCAGTAAGTTCTCCAAATGTTAATATGACTGCTGATGATATGACTTGTATTGGTGACACTGGGACTTTTGGTGGCGAAAATGTAATAACCTATAGTAAAAATATTTTTGTTAATGAGACTACTATTACTAAAAATTTACATATAACAAACAACGCCAAAGCAGATGGTAAATTTATTGGTCACTTAGCAGGTAATGCCACTGGCGCTCGTAACGCAGTGACTGCTGGCACTGCTGCACTTGCTACCACTTCAGCGCAAAGCGCAGTGCCAAGTGGCACATTTAAAACTGAAACTAGGTTTTCGGTAAATATAGATGAAACTCTACTTCCAACTGCAACAGAAATACAAAAAATACTATCAGAAAGTCGCTTCGGTGTCAGAAAATGTAGTGTTGATGCAGACGGTGGTATCACTAATTCGATAGATTTGTCCATACCAACTGGTGGCGTCACTAATAAAGACTTAACAATATCGGGTGTAAGGTCAAAACTTAAAAATTCTAATAATTTGGCAAATAGTAAGTTTGTTTTGAGGCAAGTAAGTAAGGGTGTGTTATCACCAACATATACTGACCCAGCACCTACTAGTTTGGGAAGAATGGTAAATAAGAACGAAAATACTACATCAGGATCAAGAGACATTGGACCACATGGTAGAGAGTCACGTATCACACGCAGTTTACATTCGGAAGCATCAGAAAAAGATAAACATCATCAGTTTATACCAGACCCATTATTCAATCCATCGAACCTAAAGGTAATCGATTCAAATACAAAATTATCGAATAATACTTCAATATCAAAATTTGCATCTGCTGCGGGTGATCCAAGTACTATTGCACATATAATTAAATTAGAAGATAGACGGGCACTGGCAAGAAATCTTTTACCACATAGTAGGGTTATTGATTTTTTCCAAGGTCTTGATCAATTTAATGGATATTCTTTACATGTTGCTGAAGGGATTTACCAACCAGGTCCCTCTGAAACGATAGAAAGTGGCAGCATTACTGACTTGAAACAAACTGGTAGAGCAATAGTTTATGAATTAATTTCTGTCACAAGGGGTGAAGTTGCACTAAGCAAAACTTATGATTTGGCAGTATATCTAAAAGATAACATTCAGTATGATAAGATGTCGTTATATTATGATAAACTAGATCCCGCTGGTTTGGCGCATCATGCTCAGATTGCAATAAGTGTTCCAGCAATTCCTTCAAATTATAAGGCGTTCTTTAAGATGGATTTAGAAACATTATGGAATAACAATGTTTTGAGTTCAACTGATCTAGTGGAAGTACCCCAAGACGAAAATCAAAAAATGGCAGATTCAATGAATATTGTTGACGCCTATGGTGAGGATTATACATCAAGTTAAGTGAAAACCTTATAAATACTATAGAAAAACAAAGAGAAAATAAATGGCAAAAAATTTATCACTTGAAGACAAAAATTTAGGAATATTATCTCAAATGACAGTATTGAGTAATTCCTCCTATAGTGATATTGATTTATCATTCACCAAAAGAAAAAACGGTGATATTTTCAAAAAAAATGATGCAGCAGCAGTAAAACAAGCAGTAAAAAACCTTGTGCTGACAAATCACTACGAAAAACCATTTAATATGTTTTATGGTGGCAACGTAACGAGACTTTTATTTGATCTAGCAGATGACGTACATTCAGGTGAGGTAGAAACCCAAATAAAAGAAACTATTGAAAATTATGAACCAAGGGTGATAGTATTAAACATATCTGCTAAAATAAAAGGTCAATATAATAGTTGCTCAGTAACTATTACTTTTCAAGTTATTAGTACTAAAGAAACGATTATATTAGAAACAGATATTGCAAGGTTAAGATAAATGGCAACAAATATTACATCGACTCAACTAGACTTCGATCAAATCAAATCGTCTTTAAAAACCTACTTTGCAAATAGTACTGAGTTTAGCGATTATGATTTTGAAACATCAGGGTTATCCAATATACTAGATGTTCTCGCATACAACACTCACTTCAATGGTTTGATAGCAAATCTTGCCACTAACGAATCTTTTTTAAACACCGCGCAACTGAGATCATCTGTGGTATCACATGCTGAAGGACTTGGTTATAGACCAAAATCGAGAAGTGCGTCCAAATCAACAATAACTGGTTCTATAGATTTATCTGGAGTTGCTGGTAGACCATCAACAACAACATTACCTATAGGTACATCATTTTCAGCATCGAATGATACATCAAATCACACATTCATTAGTAGAGAAGCAGTAACCGCAAATGACGTAAGTGGTCTCTATACATTTGCAGATATATTGGTTCATGAAGGTACACAAAAAACAAAGACCTTTTTAGTGGATAGTTTATCATCAAATCAAACATATATTATTCCAGATGAGAATATAGACACAAGTACGCTTGATGTTAAAGTATTCAATAATCCAACAACAAACGCCTACTCTACTTACACGTTTCTAGATGATGCAATTACAGTATCAGCAATAACCGAATACTATGATGTGAAAGAAGCACCAAACGGTCATTATGAAATTAATTTTGGCGATGGAGTGTCCTTCGGCAAATCTCCACCTGTTGGTGGAAAAATATTGGTTACATACAATATAGTTTCTGGTCCAGATGCAAATGGTTCTACAACCTTTTCTGCTGTGAGTACTTTGGCGGTAAATGGCGTCACTTATAATATTAGTGTTGGAAAACAAATAGCGTCACATTCTGGAACAAATAGACAATCAATTGATCAAATTAAAAAACTGGCACCAATTCAATTTTCTTCTCAGCAGAGATTGGTAACACCATTAGATTATAAAGGTATGATACTATCAAAGTTTCCTAACGCAACGGACGCAGCAGTTTGGGGCGGTGAGCAAAATGTTCCAAAAGATTATGGAAAAGTGTATATGTCACTAAAGTTCCCAGAAGGAACAACGGATGCAGTAAAAACATCTACTTATGATCAAATAAAAACTTCATTTACTGATAATTTATCTATCATGTCTATAGACAACGTATTTGTAGAACCACAGATAACATATATCGAAACGACCACAGAATTTTATTATAATGATGGGTTAACTTCATCCACATTATCAACCTTAGAAACTTTAGTTGATAGTTATATTTCTACATACTTTTCAACTAATTTGGGCAAATTTGAAAGTAAATTTAGAAGGTCTCCACTGCTAACAGGTATTGACATTGTTGACCGTTCTATATTATCATCTAAGATGGATATCAAAATCCAGCAAAGATTTTCACCAACTTTAGGAACTAGTAAATCATATAGCATAAATTTCCCAGTTGCTATTGCTGCTTTCAACGGCACTTCACATACCATAACATCTTCGGGATTTACATATAGAGGCAGTTCTTGTATTTTTAGAAATAAATTATCATCAAATGCGATAGAAATTTTTGTTCCTTCTACTGGAACTGTACTTGAAACTGGAATAGGTTCGTATGATAATATTAACGGAATACTCATACTTAATACCTTTGCGCCAACTACTATTGTTGGTGGTTTGGCAGAAATAAAGGTCTCAGCAGTTCCACAAAACCAAGCAGTCGTTTCTCCTTTAAGAAATTATATACTTACATTAGATGGTGGCGCATCACGATCTTATGGTAATATAGAACATACAGATCAAAAGATAGTATTGTAAAATGAAAGAAAATCGAATAGATCAAACTGTAAATTCTACTCTGGTATCGGATATTCTGCCAGAACATTTTGCTGCGGATTACCCAAATCTTATAACATTTATAGAGACCTATTATAATTACATGGACTCCGATGGTCAATTCAATGATGTTATTAAGGATTTGTATGATATTAGGGACATAGGAACTACTAAACTTTCATATATCGATAATATGTTTGAAGAATTTGCCTTGGGTATGGGTCAAGAATTTTTTAATGAACCAAGGGAAGTACTAAGAAATTTTGCTAAATTCTTCAGAGTCAAAGGTTCTTTGTATTCGGCAAAAGGATTTTTCAGATCATTTTATAATGATACCACCTCTGAGATAATCTACCCTAAAAAAGATTTATTCATGGTTGGAGATAGTGCTTCAGAAATTGGACCACAATCTACAAAAGTAATTCAAGATGGTGGTGTTTATCAAGTCTTGTCGGTTCTTATTAAATCTAAAACTTCTCTTGGTGAGTATGAAGACTTCTATAGAAAATTTGTACACCCAGCAGGATTTCATCTTGCAGCAGAAATGCAGATAGATACCAATAATTCGGTCACCATAAAGTCTGAAACACCAACACCATTAGTTGATCCTGACCTAGCAATAGAAAATTCTCATCATTTTTCTATGGAACACATTCCTCTAGATTGCACTACATTAGTTCCATCTGGAAATGTCGTAATCATAGAAGCAAGTCCTTCTGGCGTTTTCAACAATTCTGCTGTTCTGGAACTTGATGATTCATCTGGGCAACTGGAATGGGGTTTATCATATGACGCATCTATTGGTAACATGTATGGTCCAACAGGATTGGATGCAAGTCTTATCACTATCGAAAGAGTAAATAGTACCCCTTTGTCAGAAATAAAATCTTCTATAGATTCTGATTACTATGGTGCTTCGCGGCATATTAGAAATTATAATCAAGATAGTTGTGATCTCAATGCATTAACTGTCAGTAATTTCTGTTTTCAATTTAATGCAGCACTTGCCCCATACGATAGTGTTGGAAATTCTATTAATTTTCCAGCACACAGATATAGAACAATTAAAGAGTTTTGTGACTGTAAACCTAATTCTAACTATATAAATACCAAGTACAGTATAGGTTCATCTCTTATAAGCGATATTAAGGGAAAGACGATACAAGAAACTAAGGACGCTTTAATCTAAAGTAGGGAATAACATGGCATCAATTGTAACTGAAGCACTCAAGCAAGAACTAATTCAACCAGTGTTGAAAAATATTACTACTGGTGTTAGTCCATCTTTTTATCTGGGACTATCCAAATCACAATCATGGGAGAATGGTTCTGATTCTGCCCCAGCACCAAGAACTGATGTTGATGAGGAAAATGATTTTCGTCGAGGATTACAAAGCGTAATCAAAATAAATTCTGCCTCTCTTGTTGTTAAGAAACAAAATTGGGTCAGTGGTGTAACGTATGCTCAGTATGATGACCGTAGGACCATGAGTCAATATGATTCCGATGGTATCCCATATTATATTATGACTGATGCTCAAGATGTTTATATGTGTTTAGTAACTGGTAGAAATGCTGCTGGTGCAACCGTCCCATCTATTGTAAAACCATCTGGACAGAATACCCATATTTTTGGAACATCTGATGGTTATAGATGGAAATTTTTATACAGTGTGTCTCCTTTAGAAGCAAACTATCATATGACTCAAGATTGGATGCCTGTACGATACATTGAAAGTGTCGATTCAAATTCAACTGGAGCGGAAAATAAACAAAATTCTGTTCAATTAAGCGCACGGCGTAGTGAAATCACATCATTTATTGTGGATAGCGGTGGTCTAGGATTTACAGACTCTTGTAAGATAAAAGTTAATGGTGTGATTGATGCCACCATTTTAGTTACAACTGCTGCTGGGGTAATAAAGAATGTATTGTTTGCATCTGATTCTAGCACATTCCATACAAGATCGGACCTTGACGGTGCATTGATAACTACTGTACATGCTGGAGGAACGACAGCATCTATCAGACCAGTGCTTTCAAACTCAATGGGTATCGGTGGAAATGCTGCTGTAGACTTACGTGCCAAATCTATAATGATAAATTCTAAAATTACTGGAGGTCAATCAGACTTTATAACAGGACAAGACTTTAGGCAAGTTGGAATTATTAAAAATATGAAAGATTCCCATGGATCAACTGGTAAATTTTTCACAGATAATTCTGGAAATGCGTTACATCAAATGAAAGTAACACCAAGTGTTGCATTTACAAAAGATACCTATATAGTAGGTGCCACAAGTGGCGCAAGAGCGTTTCTTGATAATGCTGTTGATAGTAATTTATTTTATCATCAGTTTGATTCAACTGGATATGTGGCGTTTGTTGCTGGAGAAACTGTTAGTGAAGATGGCGCATCTGGCACTGGAGTTATCTCTGCTAGTTCTGCTAAAATTAAACCAGAAGTTCACCCAAGGTCTGGTAATATTCTATACATAGATAATAGGGCAGCAGTGCAAAGAGTTGCCAATCAAACTGAAGATATTAAAATAGTTATTAAACTAGACAATTGTACTTGATAGAAAGAAACTATAATGGTTAAGACATTCACCACAAATACTTTTGCAAATGTTTATAGGGATGACTACGATGAAGATAAAAGTTTTCAACGTATCCTCTTTAACAATAAAAAAGCATTACAAGCAAGAGAACTGACCCAACTCCAAACGATTATCCAAGAAGGGGTCAATCGCTTCGGTAAAAACATCTTCAAAGAAGGTGCGGCGGTATCTGCTGGTGGTGTTGCTATCAATAATAGATATAGATTTATCAAATTAAATACGTCTGTAAACACATTACCAGCATCTCCAGATAATTTAGTTGGAAAATCTTTTGTAGGACAAACTTCTGGGGTCACTGTACAAATATTGCAAGTTGTTATAGCAGTATCACCAGACCCTGCAACATTATATGTTCAATATACAAATACTCTTAGTGCAACATCTTCGACTGAAACGATAAATGTTACTCCTGGTGAAGAACTTGTGGAGAATAATGGATCGACTCGTCTTATTGTTCAAACTACTAATACTACTCTTAATCCTTCATTCGGATATGGTACAAAATTCTCAGCGGGCAATCAAGACTTCTTTACACAAGGATTTTTTGTTCATGCCGCACAGCAAGAAATAATAATTTCAAAATACACCAACAATATTACAAAAGTGGTTGGATTTCAAGTAGTCCAAGATATCGTCACAGTAGACGATGATAACACTTTATATGATAATCAAGGAAGTTTGCCAAATCAGACTGCACCTGGTGCTGATCGTTTTAGAATTAGACTAGTCCTTACAACTCAAGACCTCATCACATCTGGTCAGACGTTTGTGTATGTTGCAAATATCGTAGATTCAAAGATAGCGGAAAGAGTTACTGGATTGGATCAATATAATTTAGTAAATGATTTAATGGCAGTCAGGACAAATGATGAGTCGGGAGATTATACAGTTACACCATTTTTCATCAGATTCGAGGATAGCGCATAATGGCGAATATTAAATTAAGGGTTTCCCCTGGTAAAGCATATGTTAATGGTTATAAGATACAAAAAAATCTTCCAACATTTTTATCTGTAAGCAAATCAACTACATCAGAAACTATTACAAACGATACGATTGGCGCTGCATACGGGCATTATATTTTGGTATCAGTTGGTGGTCTTCAGAGTATTCCAAACATAACCAATCTTGGTGTTGTTAATATCAAAAACGGTGTCGGACAGTCTGGCGTTCAAGTTGGTACTTGCAGAATTAGGGCAGTTGAGAAATATAGCGCATTGGTAGATGCTGCTGGCGATGCCGTTGTTGCATATAAACTTTATATTTTTGATATTGTAATGAGTTCTGGTAAGTTTTTCTCTACTGATGCAAAAAGTATTGGTTTGACAACAACAGATTTTGCTAACATATATCAAGAAAATTCTAGATCAATAATTCATGGCGCACATAACAAAGGTCTCATTTTCTCCACTGCCAATCCAAGGGCAAAGAATGTAACAAATCTTTCACTATATCAACAAAAAAGATTTTCGGCAACTCTTTCAGCAGGAGCGACATCATTAACATTTTCTTGTTCTGCTGGTGAAGTTTTTGTTCATCTTGATGATTGGATTGTTGCAAATGGCAACGGTACTATTCAAACCAATGGTGTAACTGCTGGAAGTCTTAATACGACATCAGCAACTGTCAACAGTCTAGTTGCACAAGATGTAGCATCAGACGAAACTTTTACAATTATTGCATACGTATATAAAGCAAGTGCAAATTTGGCATCAAAAACAAAACAAGTCGGTACAAGAAATTATACTGTTGCTTGGACACCAGGTGCTACTGACGTAGTTGTCGATTTAAATGAAGTTGATATTATATCTGTATCAGAAATTAGATATGCTGACGCCACTGGAGACATCATTACTGATAAGTTTGTAGTCGATAATGGACAAAGAGATGCTTTCTATGAAACAGGAAAGTTGCGCTTAAAGAATGGCAACTCCTTAAATAATACCACCATTTGGGTAGTATTTACATATTTTGAGCATGGTCAAGGCGATTATTTTGCTCCGAATTCTTATGTTGGTGCTGGAGTTACTTATTCAAATGTTCCAACATATGTCATGGAAAACGGTTTAGAAATTGATTTGAAAGATGCTGTCGATTTGAGACCATCTAAAGGTCAAACAGGTAATAACTTTTCACATTCATCTGCTAGAGTTCCACCAATCGTTAAACCAACATCTATTATGACAGGAGATATTGAATATTACCTTCCAAGATATGATAAATTGATTATTCAACAATCTGGACAATTTAAGTATGTTGAAGGAACACCATCATTCGACCCTAAGTTTCCAGACGTACCTACAAATTCTATGGAAATATATCGCGTAAGACTAAACCCATATACTTTGAGTAATAAAGATTTATCGTTTAGTATGATCGAAAATAAAAGATATACTATGAGAGATATTGGAAAAATTGATAAGAGGGTGGATGATTTAGAAGAACAAGTAACACTTTCACTACTTGAGGTCGATACCAAGAATATTCAAGTATTTGATGAAAATGGTAATCCAAGAACTAAAACTGGTTTTATCGCAGATAATTTTTCAGATCAAAGTCACATAGATGTAAACAATCAAGAATATAGGGCATCAATTGACCCGCAAGAACAATTTGCAAGACCCAAATACAGTGCTAATAATATTGGTTTGTTTTATGATGATGCACTTTCAACTGGAACCACAATTGTAGGCGATAGTGTTTATTTAGATTATGTTGATTCAGATTATATGGAGCAAAGTCTAGCATCTGGCACAGAAAATGTCAACCCATTTATGATCATGGGATTTAGGGGTCATATTAAAATGTCTCCCGCAAGTGATGATTGGAAAGAAATTGAATACCTTGCTGATAATATAATTGATAATGGGTCAAGACTTAATACTGATGCAGCAGTCCTTTGGAACGAATGGGAATGGAATTGGGGCGGTTCAGACTTAAATGGTCTTGAAATTGGCGCTGAAATATCCCAAGCAAGAGTTACAAGTGAAGACCCATTTACTGATGTAAGTCAATTCACTACTCGTAGTGGTGCATTTGGTACTAGTCGTAGACGTTGGAATAGAACCACCACAGGCGTTAATAGAACTACAAGCACTGTTGTAAATAGGATTGTTGGCAGTAGCACTATCAATGAAGTTGTTGGTGATAGACTTGTCCAATGGGCGTTCATCTCATTTATGAGATCAAAAATGGTTTTCTTCAAAGCATCTGGTGTTCAAGCGAATACTGAAATGTTTGCATTTTTCGATGGTGTTTCAATTGCGGATTGGGTTAAACAAGAAAGTTTCTTTTCTTATAACTCGCATAAACAAACTGAGTATGGAAACACTCAACTCAATGCCACGGCACATCCAAATACTAAATCTAAATTATATAGTGATGGAAATGGTCAACTTGAAGGATCGTTCTTTATCCCAAATACTGATGCCATCAGATTTAAAACTGGTACATTAGAATTTAAATTAACAGATATCACAAGTATAGACGATAGTAAAGCGATAACCACTGCTTCTAGCGTATTTACTTCTACTGGCGTATTGGACACCCGACAAGAAGATGTTGAAAGTACTAGAATATTAGAAGTTGTCGGCACAAGTCTTGAAACAGTTAATAGGGAAGTCACTTCGGTAAATACTACAAGAGTTGATCCTCTTGCCCAATCCTTTACAATTCACGAAGAAACTGGGGTATTTGTTACCAAATTAACATTGTATTTCAAACAGAAAAGCACCACTGATCCAGTTTGGGTTCAAATAAGACCAATGGTAAATGGGTATCCATCTTCGGATGTCATTGTACCTAGTTCGCAAAAATTATTAGCATCTTCACAAGTCTCAGTAAGTGCAGATGCTACTGTTGGTACAGTATTTACATTTGAAGAACCAATTTACCTAAAGGGTAATCAAACAGATTATTGTGTAGTTTGTCTAACAAATAATACTGATTATTTACTCTACACGGCAAAAGTTGGTGAGTTTGTTTTAGGAACCACAGAAGCAAAAATCAATAGACAACCATTCTTAGGTTCGTTGTTTAAATCTCAAAATAGTACAACTTGGGAAGCAGCACAATGGGAAGATATGAAATTCAAGTTAGAAAGAGCATCCTTCTCCACAACTGGTGGTATTGCTACTCTTAAAAATGCTAATGTACCTTTGAAACTTTTAAAGTCTAATCCTATTACGCTCTTTGCAAAAGGCGCACCCATAACTGCTGTTGATAAGACAACGGTTAAGGTAAATGCTCCTAATCATGGATTGGTTGTTTCTGATAGTGTTATTATACAAGGTGTCGTAAACGGGTTATATGGTACTGCTATCAATAATTCTGGAACAGCACATACGGTTACAGAGGTTGATGCTAATAGTTTCGCTTTTGTATCTTCTGCTAGTGCAATAACAACAAAAGCAGCAACTGCATCAAATGCGGTTCCTTTAAGTCCAGTTATAACTGGTGGAGTTGGTGTAACAATAACACAGCAATATGCTTATAATCTAGCATGGCCAAATATTGAAACATTATCTCCAATTGGATCAGCAATCAACTTCACACATTCTGGTATCAGTGGTAAATCTCTTGCTGGTGCAGAATCTCCATATGTACAATATTCAACACCAACGGCATTTATACCAAAAACTAATAACTATTATGCCTCACCAAGATCGATTGCAAACACAACCAGAGAGGGTTCTATGGGTCATTCATCACTTCTTGTGTATGGCAATATGAACACGACATCTAATTTTGTTTCCCCACAGATCGATATACAAAGGGCATCTGTTAATCTGATAGAAAACCTTATTGATAAACCCACACCCACAAGTGCTGGTGCTGCAAATCAAATCGTTCTTGATATTGCAACATCTGGATATGAAACGTACAAACCAGAAACTGATCCACTTAATGGTTCAGCAGGATCGAAGCATATTACAAAATCTGTTCGGTTGTTATCAGCAGCAAATGGATTAAAAGTTTTTGCTGGTATCAATAGACCGTCTGTTTGTGGTGTTGATTTATACTACAAAGCAGAAATGGGTGATATTGAGTTTGATAGCGTTCCTTGGGTCTTGGCACCAGTAGATACTAAAATGCCAAGTGATGATGATGTTAGCACTTTCAGAGAATATATCTATACTATAGGTGGTGATACTGGAACAATGCCAGACTTCACTAAATTTAAACTAAAAATAGTTATGACCTCAACAAATAGTTCTAAAGTACCCGCGATAAGAGATTTACGTGCAATAAGTTTAGGTGATTAATATGCTATTTTCTAAAATCCAAGGTGAACAAAATTATGTCAAAGACCTAGAATCTGGTGCCATAGTTAATAATGATATTACGGAAATTCAAAAGTCCAAGATGAGAAAACAAAAAATGCGAGAAGAAAAAGAAGAATTTCAAGTATTAAAATCAGAAGTAGCAGATATGAAAAGTTTGCTCGTAGAAATTTCCAGAAAGTTAGGTGACTAATGGCAAGATTAGAAAATGTAGATTTAAGTAATTCAATAAATGCTTGGAGACAGAAAACAAATCTCACTGCAACATATATCGGTGATTTGGACAATTTAAATACTTCTGATAGTGGGACTATTGTAGGAGCAATCAATTCAATCCAAAGTAAATTTGCTGTTAATGGTGAAGTACAAGGATTGGCAAAAACTGCTTTGGCGTTATCCACTGGTGGTTCTGGAGCGCATTCGTCTTTATCATACGCAGATTCAGCAGGGGTTGGTGGTGGTCTCTTTACTTTCACATGCAATACCCTTACTCATACAGATATTCCTAATTTGGACGGTGGCAAGATCACAACTGGAACTATTGATCCTGGTAGAATACCAGCAATAGATGCACTGAATATAACAACTGGTACGTTAGCGACTGCTAGGTTACCTTATTTTTCTGCGAATCAAACGACAGCAGGGCAATTTGACAGTGACCGCATACCATCTTTATCAACAAGTAAAATAACTAAAGGCGTTTTTCTTATTGGAAGAATACCAGATATTCCCTCTAGTAAAGTAATAGCAGATGGAAGTACTGTCCCATTAACTGCAATGGACCCATCACTCGTAAGAAACAATGTTTCTACAACATACTCAGGTACGAGAGTCTATAACGGCACCAGCACTTTTTATGATACTGTTACGGTTGGAACTAGTGCCAGTCCCGTAGTCACTACTTTTAATGGAAATATAACTCACACTGGTAATATTATTCCTGCTGGTGTAAGTAATTCATATACAATTGGTACAGCAACAGAAAAGTATCTGTCGGTTCATGCTACAACATTTTCTGGAAATGCCACATCTGCTAATTTTGCTGACCTCGCGGAAAAATATACTACAGATGAGGATTATCCAGTAGGCACTGTTATGATGGTAAACTACGGACCTGCTAGAGATGGTGAAACCACCAAATGCTCACCCTCTGGTATTCCAGTTGGAGTTATTTCAGCGGAACCAGCATTTCTTATGAATGCAGAAGCAGAAGGTCAAGCACTTGCCCTTAAAGGTAGGGTTCCTGTTAGAGTGTGTGGACAAGTTAGAAAAGGTGAAGCAGTTTATACTTGGAAAGATGGTTGTGCCAGTACTGAGTTCAATGGTGCCGAAATAGTTGGAATTGCTCTTGAAAATAGTGATATTGAAGATGAAAAAATGATTGAGTGTGTTCTTAAAGTTTAAGTTATCTATTGACAATTTGAAGTGTGTATTATATAATGATGTTAGTCATCAGAGGATTTAACTATGTTTACCAAAAATCAGTTCTTGAAACTAATTTCAAGTGATCTTGCGTATGAACAAAATATGATCTATGCCATCGATAAGCATGGTAATGAACATCGTATGGAAAATTTTGCAGATACCTTCGCAAACAAATCTGAAAACTCTATCAAAATTGAAAGAATGGAACATTTCAATAGCGAGATATTTTCATACTGCTTGGGTTTAGAAACTCAATATGACCATATTGGTCCTATAACATGTCATTCGTTTTATGCAGAAGCGGGCGCACATTCTTTCAAAATGCATTCTGATCCTGATAAGGTTATTATATATTGTTGTGAAGGTGTTAAAACAATGGCAATGGAAGGTCATACTATGGGTGGCAATCCATTATTCACTTTGAAAAAAGGCGCAACTCTACATATTCCAGCAAATACCAGACATCAAGCATTTAATGAAAGTGAAGCACTCACGTTGAGTTTTGGGTTGGAAAAGTTTATAGAGGATAAAATACAAACCTAATGTTTTGGTCAGTCTATCTTAAAACCACAGAAACTTGTCAATTAAACTGCAAGCACTGCTTCACATCTGGCAGTGCTGGTGCTAAAATTTATTGGAATACTACTAAAATAGTTGATTGGATACATAGATTTCGTGAAGAAAAACCAGCAAAAGGTGATGGAATACATTTAGAGTTTCATGGCGGCGAACCATTTTTAGTCCCAGTTGGTCAAATGCGAAAAGTTTACGATGCTTGTGATGGTCTTTGGGATAATATGAGTTGGGGCGCAACAACTAATTTAGTATACAAACTAAAAGATCAACATAAAGAATTTATTAAGGGACCACTTCGAAATAGATTGGGTACTTCTTGGGATCGTAAAATAAGATTTGAAAATCAAAAACAATATAACCTCTGGCACAAAAATGTTAAATCCCTCTTAGCGGATGGGGTAACCATACGTTTGTTTATTAGTCTTACGAAAGACACCCTAGCAAAAGACCCTATTGTATTACTGAGATGGTGTCGAAGATTGGGAGTTCAAGAGGTATCTTTAGAAAGATTGACTAACAACGGAAATGCAAGGCAAGCATCAGAAATATTTCCATCTAACAAAGAACTTGATGCCTACTTTTTGAAAATGCACCAGCAAATCGTGGAGTATGGAGCAAGAGATTGGTTTGACAACGATTTTATGGAAAACGTCTACGCAAAGTTTGAAAAGACCCACACCACTTGTGGAACTTTTTGTAGAGATTGTGAAACAAAATTATTCACAATAAATGGTGATGGTACTATCAGCGGATGCCCAAACTCAGCACCAGAATTTCAATTCGGAACTTTAGATGATTCTATAAAAACTCTTATAAATAGTCCTAGAAGAATACGAACTATTATCGAAGAAAAAATGAGGAACCCTAATTGCCTTCAATGTCCTGTTGCAAAATTCTGTGGTGGTGATTGTCACCAATTGGGGTGGGAAGGCGATGTGTGTGGCGCACCTAAAAGTTTGATGATGGAATTAGCAAAGAATGTCTAGGAGATAAAAATGGCAATATCAGACCCTATTACAGAAAATCCTGTAATTACAAAATATAAACAGTTTGTAACTGATAAGATTAATAGTGCTATCGTATTTGGTGATGATAACTTACCTGACCAATCAACTGCAAGTTTTTTTTCTGGGACCACAACTGGAATAACAACCACCCCAGATTTGACTGATGCTCCAATAACTGCTGCAAATATTTTTGCTGTGCTTTTGAAGGATGTTAATCAATACACCAGAGTTAGAAAGTTTACGGCAGCACGAACTGTACTAGATGCTTTTGGTAATCCACTGACAGCAGCAGTACCACTCAATAATGAACCCATATTAGCAACCAATGTTGCAGCATCCACCAATGCACAACAAGAAAATCTATTTGCGTGTGAATGGGCGACTGCTTTGAAAACCATTGTCGCAGCAGGTAACACCACTTTAGACCTTTCCACAACTACTGCATTTTTTACTAAATGGGGTACTTATGGTGTCGGTGGACAACCAGACACTCTTTCAGAAGCAACATTATCTGGAGTTTCTGCTGATGCCGCATGTGTTGCAGCAACTCAAAAGTATGGTATAGCATTGCGAGGTTCTGCTCAAATCGGAGTTCCTTTTACTGCGAATGGTGTTGGAATCCTAACTGCCAAACATAGTTTTACTATTGATTCTGCTGATGTTGATCATTCGATGATTATCTCAGGAGATTTGATTAACGATGTAGATTTAGAATCGTTATTTAATAATCTTTATAACGCATGGAAAACTGTTGCCTTAGATGCTACTGCAACTGGATATACTGAATCTGTATGTCACTCAAATTGCCATTCTAATTGTCATAATTCAAGGAATAGGAGATAGTTTTATTATGAGTAACTATGTTACAGTGACAGCACCATTGGGAATTGACGATCTACAAAAATACTTTTCCGATAATGATATAAATTTTATCATTGATTATGAGAACAGCGAACTGCAAGGCGAAAAACTTCTAGTTTATTTGAGTAATTTGGAATTACCGTGCGATATTAAAATTAAAGGGAAAGACTTAGAAAGTCTAGCAGAAATCTATCTTCAGTTCCCTCAAATTGTAAGTATTAAAGTTTTAGAAGAGTTTATTATTGAGGTTCTACTGGCAAGAAAAAAATTATCTTTAGAATATTTAAATTCTTATCAGGATTTTATTGACAATAATGAGGAAATGCTTGATACATGGATAAAAAAGTTAGACTCACTAACCCTTTACAATATGTATATTATTCAAGATGATTCCATAACAGATTGGGTGAAAGGTCATAAAGAAGACGATACAGATGACATTAAAGGAATTAATTTTGTATCAGTATTGAAGCATGAAGACTTTTATTATTACTACAACGGTTTAGATACAGAGAATTTGACTTATTATTCAAAATATTTCAACGAATATATGTTTAATGGAAAAGGTCTATTCGATTACTGGTCATATCAAAAAAATCCACTTTTCTTATTGACTTGGGGAGTTGGTGCAGGAGAAGTTTAATTGGATTTAGTAGATTTCATTTTAAGAGATAAAAGAGATAAGCAGCAAGAATACACAATTCATTTGTTTGAGTTTTGTAATCTATCTTGCCCGTTTTGCTGGCAAGACCACGACAACATTGTGGGTATTGATACTGTATTGGACAAGTTGGAATCAATAGAAAAGTTCTTTCAAAAAGAGATGAGAAAACATGTAGTTTTAAACATCATGGGTGGTGAAATTTTTGCTGATGAAATTTTTGATGAAAAACTAAAAAATGATTATATTTCTCTTGCACAAGGCATAACAGACTTAGGGAAAAAATATAAGTTTGAAAGCATAGGGATTAATTGGGTCACTAACCTTGTGATTAGTAAAAGAGACTACGTGCGCGACCTGTTGAAGGCGTGTAGGGATATGGGATGCAACTCAAAACTGGTAACTTCATATGATCCTAGAGGTAGATTCAATAAACCAAACTTGGAAATTTTCAAGGAAAATGTGTATAATTTCTGGGATGATCTCGAAGGAATTGGTGTTCTTTTAACCAAGTCTAATATTAAATATTGGTTGACTGATCCTAAAGATTTTATGCACGAATTATATCATAAGGGCGTAAAGGTTTATGCTGATTACTACATGCCTGATTGTCAAGCAGAAAGAAGTATGCCAACAGACAAAGAGCATTATGATATTTTCACACATTTTATAGATAACTATCCTAAGATTGATCCAATTCGTTCTTGGATAGAAAATGAGCGAAATGTTGTTTCGTGTAGATCATCTAAACTAGTTCTTGAGGATGGTACGATGTGTTTATGCGGAAATCTTGTTCAAGAACCAAGAGATAAAGCAATGTATAAAACTGATATTCAGAAGGCGAACAATAAACCTATTGAAAAAGCATTTATTGAAAAGTATAATTGTTCCACTTGTGAATATTTTCATAGATGTACTCTTGGATGTTTCATGGCACATGATTACAAATATGCGGAGGAAGTTTTTGATGAATGTGTTTATAAAATGACACATAGATATATTGAAAATAAAGGACTTCGATGAAATGTTTTATTATGCCAACTGTGATAATTCTCCAATAAGTCAAACACTTTTAAATAGATTTACATCAAGAACTAAACTTCTAACCAATCCGATTAAAGATATTGACATTGAATATAATGTATGTTATACTGTATTCGATTATTTGGTTGATAAGGAATTACCACCTTGCATTCATTTTTTAGATAATTTTTTGAGTAGTGAGGTGTACGTGTTTAGTACTTCTTTGTCAAGTAATTTATTATCTAAAGTAGATAGTAAATCTATGGTAGAAGATTATATTACTCAATTCACAGGATCACCTAAAACTGCAATTAATAATGATTATGAACTAGGGTGGGTTGGGATAGAAAAATCTAAAGATTGTACGATAATGTCTAATATCCAAATCAATGGGATATATAGAAAAAGTCTGACCAGAAGACAAGAGGTTGACTTTTATAGAACTATGGTAAATTTTTGTAGAAATGAAATAAAGATTAGACCTCTTTATGCTCCTACTGCCAAGACATTAAAATCACAAATGAACAAAATGTCCAATCATCCAGATAGTGCCATAATGGAATCTCCTTATACTTCCAAAATTTTGAAAGGGTTTAAAAAGACTAAATTACAAATAGATGGCAGTGAATTGGAGTTTTATAAAAGTGATTAAAATTGGATATATTAATCCTGCTGGAATTCCATCAAGGACAGAATTTAATTATCATTGGATGCTTTTTAAATGTTTCTATGAAGATTTTGGAAAATATCCAAACGACTTTGAGTGGGTTGAACCTATATTCAAATGGAATGAAGTGAGCATTCAAGACTGTCTTGATAATTTAAAAGATTGTTCTATTGTTTTTTTCACTAACTATGTGTGGAATTATAAGATCAATGAAAAAATACGAGAAGGACTTGATCCAAAGACTATAGTTGTTCTAGGTGGACCACAACAAGACCCAGATATAATAAAAGACTATGATTACGTGGCAGACCCCCTTGCTCCTGGTGAGGTTTTTGTTCAGTATTTCCTTGATATGTTCATGGAAAATAATATAGAAACTTCTAGAATTCCTTTTTATCTGGGAAGTTCTGTAAAAGCACCTTTACCTTTTGGTCATACGAATGTGTATAGGAGATGTGAAAATTATTTCACTAAGCAGTATGAACACTTTATTAAAAATATAGACTTATATGAACGAATAACCTTAATATATGAAAGCACTAGAGGTTGTCCATTTAAATGCTCTTACTGCGAATGGGGTGGTGGTACAGGCACAAAAGTTTTGAAAAAACCGATGGATGTGATCGAAGATGAGATGCTTTTTATTGGACAGTTCAAAGGTGTTCATATAGACTTGTGTGATGCCAATACTGGGATGTTCAAAGATCGTGATAGAGAAATGATGATGCATATGGTAAAAAATGGTGTGCAAATAGGTGAAAATTTATCTGTACTAAAGACCTTAAAACTAGAACAGAAAAAGGAAATGCTTGACTTTATGATTGAGCATGATATTACTAGACAAGTTATAAGTATCAGTCTGCAATCCATTTCAGAAGAAGCAAGAAGAATAGCAAATAGAAGAGACCTCACTGAAGAAGAAACTTACGAATTAGTAGACCATCTAACCAATAAGTGGAATAACTTTAAAGATAAAGAACTATGGTTAGATTTAGAATTAATCTTAGGTATGCCTGGTTCAACACTTGAAGACTTCTATGAAGAGTTTAGAGTATACTATAGAATTGGATTGAACGTATGGGATGATAGTAGATATCCTTATATGGTTCTACCTGCAACTGAAGCAGCAAGCGTGGAATATAAAGAGAAGTATAAAATAAAAACTTCTAAAGTATTAACTCAATTTGATGGTAATTATAGTGGAAAATGGGATGATGTTGAAGTAAATCAAATATATGGAAACGTGACATATGAGTATGATACCATAGTTGAATGTTTTTCATACACATTTGAAGAATACTTAGAGATGTTTATGATGAATCTGTTCACTCCACACATAGGTCTAAGTTTTATAAATGAATACACTACCTATGAAAATGTGTCTGAGGTCTCAAAAGAATTATGGAATATACTCAACGATATACCTATATTTTTTGTCTATAAAGAATTGATAAGAAATATATTCTCTGATAATGTTCCACATAGTATGGATAAATTTGATGTAGGTAGTTTTTCTGGAAAGGGCATTATTGACGAAATGAAAGATTTATTAGATACAAATGAAAAATTAATAAGGAGAAGACTAGATGAATTCTGTGGAAATTTATGACGATTTTTTAAATAAAGATGAATTAAACTATATAAAGAAAACTTTCTCTATGGATAATCCAGAGATTGATGCTCTACCAAGGTTTGATATGCAGAAAAACACGGCAACAAATATTAAAAATCTCATGAAGGGGTTTCCAAATTTAAACAAGGCAAAGACTATTGCACTATGTAAAGATTCGAGTATAAGCAAGGTTGCGATAGCACACTTAATTAATATTGTCAAGTATGAAGAAGATAATAGTGAGAATATGATTTGGGAACCGCATCACGATGGCACGGAGTCTAAAATCATCACTTTGTTCTTTATAGATATAGATAAGGATGGTTGGCAAGGTGGCGAGTTGGATATTTATAGTTCACTTGATATTTTTGAATATCCAAAAAACAAAACTAGAATAGAACCAAAACCAGGTAGATTGGTTGTTTTTAATAGTTCTATGATCCATGGCATTAAACCATATTTCGGTAAAACGCCAAGGATGACTGTAAGTGTGGGGTGGGAATAAAATGAATATAGACAAAAATTCTGGAAGTTTCATCGAAAATAATCCTGATATGTTTATTCATATAAAGGACACTCTTCCAAAATTAAAATGGTTGCGCCTCAAGCGGAGTGATTCCAAAAAATCAGATAGATGGCAGAGTGTTGCTTGGAATTATTATTTTCACTCTATGAAAAAGAAAATGTTAGAGACCGCAGACTTACTTTGGGAAACTTATTTACCTTGGGAAACCGAAAAGAATTTAGATTATTACACTATGTGGAATGGTACAGATACTGGTTCGTGCGAATGGCATCATGATACTGAGGGTGGTAATCTACAGTTTAATTTGTATTTTACAGATTTAGACCCAAATGGTGGTGGTGAGATTATGTTTAGGAACATGGAACAAAATAAGAAAATTACTACCTTTCATTTACCTAAAAAGTATGATATAATTATGAGTAGTGTTGGTAATGACCTAAAATTTCAACATAGAGTTGAGCATACCAAAAATCCAAAACAAGAAAGAATAACCATGCTGTTCAGATTTAAGGTGAAGGAATCTCCATGGAAATGAGAGATAAAGGGTATCTCACTGAAAATAGACAAGATATGTTTATTCACATTGAAAATACCATTCCAAAACTAAAATGGTTAAATATGAATACGGATAGTAAAGATACTATTCCAAAAATGCCATGGGCAAAATCTAAAGACTGTAGGAATTATAGCATTCCTTGGAATTATCATTTGAAGGGTATGCGAAAAAAAATAAAAAAAACTGCTGACCTGCTCTACGATACATATTTGTCTAAGTATGAAGACCCCATGGATTACTTCGGAAATCAAAATGATAGACGGTTAATATATTCATATATTTGGAATGGCACTTCTTCTGGTTCGGATGTCTGGCACAACGATTTAATTGAAGGTGCGAATGTTTTCTTTTTACTATATTTTACAGATATGGAATTGGGGTCTGGTGGCGAAATTATGTTTAGGAACATGGAAGAAAATAAACGTGTAACTTGTTTCCATTTACCTAAAAAATACGATCTTATATTAGGTAGTCAAGACTTAAAATTTCAGCACAGAGTTGAAGATTTTCGAAAACCTTCTATGCAAAGAATTACTCTGAACTTCGGATTTAATATAAAGAACTCGCCGTGGACCTAATTATCAAACCAACAGAATTGTGCAACTTTAAGTGTTCTTTTTGCTCTTCATCTAAGATCACTCAAGATGACGATACTGCTGTGCTTGATTTGAATAAAATATTTAAATTTCTAAAAAGATTCCCAGACACAAATACTATCATAGTCAATGGTGGTGATCCTTTGATGATGAAACCTAATTATTATTGGAGGTTGATAGAGTTTTTAGATAAACATAATATGCCAGCATCAATATCTCTGACAACCAATTTATATCCCTTTCTAATGAAACCAAAAAAATGGGTAGAACTCTTTAACCATCATAGAATTGGTGTTGGCACATCATTTCAATATGGTGGTGGTAGATTAAAGGGAGATTATAGCGAGTTCACTGAAGAAGATTTTTGGAAATGCTCAAATGCGATGTTAGAATATGTTGGATATAGACCCTCTTTCATTGCAGTTATTGTTGAAGAAAATGAAGACACTGTTATTAAGACGGTGGAACTAGCAAAGAAAATGGATGTGGTATGTAAAGTAAACTACGCAATGGCATCAGGATCACAATCTGCACCCTATAGACTTTCAAAGATATATGAAAGATATATACAAATATGGAAAGCAGGTCTAAGTGATTGGGAACATAACACACAACAAATGCTGAATAGGTTAAGAAAAAAACCAACCATATGCCCTCAGTCGAGAAATTGCGATAGTGGTATTAGAAACATCCAACCAGAAGGTGATTACTATTCATGCGGTTCCTTTGGTGATGACTTTGATAAACCGATAGATTTTGAGTATGAAATGAAAGGTGGGTTTTCGACACCACTCTCAGATGATTTCTATCTAAAGAGTCTTAAAAACTCATGTTACACATGCCCAATGTTTGAAATTTGTAATGGATGTAAGAAAACTATAAAAGATTTAAAACAGCACAATATGGTAGAAGATCATTGCAAACATATGAAATCTATGGCAAGTGATATAATTTCATTAAATAGGATGGATACTAAAGTAACAGAATATGTGAGAGAGTATTCATGATAGTCTCAATCAACCCAACATATTTTTGTAATTTTAGGTGTAATTTTTGTTATCTTACACCAGAACAGTTGGGCGATCAAAAAAAGATTTCATTTGATAAACTAGATGAATTACTATCTCAAGTACCTAATGTTGAACATGTTGATTTGTATGGTGGAGAAATGGGGGCAGTGAAAAAGTCATATTTTTATGGTATCAAGGAAGTTATTCGAAAATACTATTCTGGTACAATTAATATCAATACCAACTATTCTATGATGCACGATGGTTTCTTTGATGACGATGTTTATCTGTCTGTATCATATGACTTTAGTGCTAGAGAAAAATCTAACTTAGTATTTCAAAATATGATGATGAGTCCAGCACCGATTGCGGTTCTTATTCTAGCATCACCTGAAGTTTTGAAAATGAATGTTAAAGAAATGATTCAAATGTTGAATATGTGTGGTGCCGTGAAATCGGTAGAAATAAAACCATATTCTATCAACCAAGCAAACTCGTTTACTGTGACGCATTTGGATTTTGAAAAGTTTGTTATTCGTTGGATGGAACTGGAAGATCAAATGAACTTTCAGTTTGTAAATGGAGATAAGATAGAGGAGTCTTTTAATGGACTATACAATGCATTTTCGGATGATCATGTTTACATTACTCCTAACGGCAAGTTTGGAGTATTGGAGTTTGATATACACGATAGAGAATACTTTCACGAATTGGATTCTTTCCAATCTTATATAGAATGGACAGAAAAAGAAAAAAAAGATATGATAAGTCCTATTTGTACTTCATGCAAATATTTTGGTAATTGTTTAACAGAACATTATCGATATGTCAAGGACTTAGATAATGGGTGTAACGGATATAAAGGACTATTGGATTGGTATGAAAAAATGGAGAACAGCATCACAAGTTTATCACCTACTTACTAGGGAATATTCAGATGATTTGAATAAAATGGAAGTGACTTGGACTGAAGAAAATATCGTAAATGATGCAGTGCTACATTTCACTGAATATGTTGATGAGACTATTAGACCAGCAAAATCATATTTTGTTGCAATTTGCTATGCCTATTGGTTATCACAAGACTTTGATGAAAACTTTTTTGAATTACTAAATGACCAATATTTACTAGCAGAGAATGATCCACATTTTATTCAGTACCTATTAGATATTAAGACCTATGATGAAATATTAAAAAAGGTGAAATTCCCATTAGAAATGACAGGAATGGTGCCAGATGTTAGAAAATATTATGAAGATGAGTTTAAACTGGCATTGCAACCTTATAAATAAACATAAGCAACCTATAGCAAAGATGAGCATATGAGTAGAAAAATTACAGTAAACCTAACTGATAAAATAGAAACTTGGCGTAATGCAACAAACACTATGTCTGGGTATGTAGGTGAACCTGATAACCTCACCACAACCAATAAGACAGACTTGGTTCAAGCAATCAATGAGATTAAAGCAGTTTCTGGATCAACCTATGTCACAACGGCATTAAGTCTTGTGGCAGGTGGTAATGGCAGTCATACAACATTATCTTATGATTCTAACAGTGGACTTTTTTCTTTCTCAAGTAATGCTATAGGACCATCTCATTTAACGGCATTACCCGCTAGTGTGATTACTAGTGGAACTTTTGCTGTAGGTAGAATCCCAAATTTATCAACAATAAAAATTACCAGTGGTACATTCAACAAATTGAGAATACCACAACTGCATGATTTGGACGGTCTCATAAAAGATTCTCAAGTTGGATTCACCACTTCAGATGTTCCAGAAGGTAGTCCAAATCTTTATTTTACAGATAGTAGGTCAAGGGGATCATTTACTACAGACAGTAACATTACTCTAGATTCACATGGTAAACTTGGTCTTATATTATCTGCTGCGACGATTGCAGGACTTAACGCATTTACCCCATTGAGTGGCACTGGTATTACCGTTGGTAGTAATGATTCAATTAGTATCGGACAAGCAGTTGCGACAACTTCTAGTGTAACTTTCGCCGCTGTTGCAACTGGTTCTCTCACTTCAACTGGCGGTGTTATTGGCACAGGCGGAACATTTTCAGCGGCGGTGTCTGGTGCAACAATTGCTGGTGCTATGGTTGCTACTAATGCTCAAGCAGATGCTGGGACCGCAAGCAATTTAATTATGACTCCACTTCAAGTGAAAAGGCAAGTTACTGGAAAAAGAACAACAAAATACGAAAGTACATTTGTTGCAATGGCAAATTCAAGTTTAATTCCTTTTGTGCATGGACTTGGTGTAGAACCAGATTTAATCTCTTATAGACTTAAATGTATTGCCGCAGAGGGGGGTTATTCTATAGGAGATGTCATTGATATCCATCCTAGTGCTGATGGACATGGCATAAATGAAGGTTTTGGTGCCACTATCAGTACTACAAACGTGGATATCAGAATATCAGTAAATGGTCCTGGACAGTATAATCAAAAAGGCAGTGGGAGTCATGTATTATTCACATCAGCAAGCTGGCAAATCCAAGTCAAAGCATTCGTAGTAGCATAGAAAGATAAACAATGGTTAAAATAGTAGACTTACCGATTGCCTCTATATCAGATTTAGATTCATCTCAAAATTATATGGTGGTAACTGGAACCAATTTATCTGGCGGTTTTGCTACCGCAAGAGTATCATTGGCAACTGTTGGAAATTTTTATAATAATGTTGGTGCGTTGACATCTAGTGGTGTTCAAACACTTGTAGATTCAAACTATGTCTACAGTTTAATAAATAATTCTAGCGTAAATAATCTGACAAAACCAGTAACTTTGCCGTTTTCTTCAGTTAGTGCCAGACCAACTACATTAAGTGGATACGGTATTGTCAACGGTATCACTCAAAATACAATTAAGGATGAGGATAATTTAGGGTCAAATAGTGACTTGCACGTTCCCACCCAACAGTCGGTTAAAGCATATGTTGACGCAAGTATTCTTACAAAAGATAATACTGATGAAATTACTGAAGGTTCGACAAATCTATATTATACGCAAGCAAGATTTAACACCGCAATTGGTGCGAAGTCTACCACAGATTTAAGTGAAGGTACAAATCTTTATTATACGGATGGTAGAGGCGATAGCAATATCACTGGTAAAGATTTAAGTATGGGCGCGAATAATATTACTACCACTGGAAATATTATTAGTGGAAAATCTCTCTATTCAAATATGTATGCGACAGAGGCAGCATTACCAGCAGCAGGAACATACCACGGTATGTTTGCTCATGTTCACGCCACAGGTAAAGGGTACTTTTCCCATGGTGGTCTTTGGCATAAACTTGTTGACGAAACAAATTTAACAAGTCAAATTGACTCCGATTATGTAACTGCGCGATCAGCACCTGGAGTAGATTCTTCTACGATTATTAATAGTATTACTGATCCTAGATACCTTAGAAATAATAAAGGTGTTGGTACTATTGATAGTATGAACAGTAGTTTGCAAGTCGATGGTAGCATTACCACTAATGGTGATATTACAGCATTTGCTTCTGCTTCAGAAAGATCACTGAAAGAAAATATTGAACGCATTGATAATGCACTTGATAAAGTTACATCACTTACAGGATACACTTTTACATATAAGGGGAACGAGGAAAAAGTTTCTGGTCTTATGGCAGATGAAGTTCAAGCAGTTCTTCCAGAAGTCGTGTATAATTTTGATGGAGATTTAAGAGCAATTCGTTATGGTAATATGATGGGTCTCGTTATAGAAGCAATAAAAGAACTAAGAGCAGATGTTGAAAATCTTAAAGAAAAGATTAAATAAATGCCCAGACGTTTTGTACCAAATACAAATTACCCGCATATAACTGCTGATTCTGCAATAAGTTTTTCAAACCTTCAAAGTCAGTTTGGTGGCACTCACCCTATATCTCTAGGTGAATTTTACAAAGGTGGCACCCTAATAAACGATTCTGATGGTTTATATCTTAAAGGAAGTTCTTATACTCCAGTTCCAGCATCTGGAAAAATATCTATGACAGATATAGCAATAAGACCTTTTCATGATGAAGTTTATGTTAATGATGGTTCTGTGGAACAGCAAGTACATACCTTCGTCGTACCAGAAGGTGCTGGTTATACCAACATGAGAGTTATGATTCAAGGTGCTGGTGCAAGTGGTATGTCAGGATTTAAAAGAACAAATGGTTGGGGTTATAACAATAATAGAACCTATTATAGTCCTGCTGCTGGAGGTAACGGTGGTAACTTCGCCATAGCAAATGCAGTTGCAGTTACTGGTGGGGATGTGATCCAGATTGGTGTAGGTACTGCTGGTGTTGCACCAATTGGTTACATTACTAATGCTGGGAATGCTGGTGAAACTGGCGCACAAGGTGGCGGCGTTGGTAATGGTGATGATGCTGTAGGTTCGTATGTCCGAATTAATAATGTTTTTACACAATCAATGGCAGGTGCCAAAAGTGGGCAAGAAGGACAAAGTGCCCAAAAATGGTATGATACCCGTGACAACACACTGAGTGCGATATCGCAACCGCCAGTACCAGATACAGTTTCAAATACAGGATTTGATGTCATATATTTAGGTGGCAGAGGTGGGTTATCACATCAACAACAAGCATATGCATTTTCACCATCACCCATTAGTCAATGGAGAACGCAGAATTTAGGTTTGACATCTAGCACTTTTGCGGCAGGAGGTGGCGCTGCTGCTGGGTACGGCACTCCCTCAGACCCCTATGAGTTAAATGGTGAAGGATTTATAAACTCAACAAGTGCTGGAAATGCAGTTTATGCCACATGGATGACTAAACTTTATTCTGGTGTTGGTTATCATCCTGCAAATTGGGTTGGTGGATCAATGTCACAAGGTATTGGTGGTAGAGGTAATAATATTAGTCCAGATGGATCAAGAACTGGGTCCACAGCAATATATGGCGGTGGTGGTGGCGGTCTTGCAACTGGCGCTTCTGGTGGTGAGCAATCTGGCGGCGGTGCTTTTGTAAGATTAATGTTTTATGACGCTAGAGCAGGTAATGGGCATTTGGACTCCGATGGGGTATCTCAAAGTGCAAAATACTTACTCACATCAACAACGCCTTGGGCATAATAGAAATAAGGAAATAACATGGCACAATCTGAAGATATTATGGTTGATCAAGGTAGTGATGTAACTATTAGACTTGAATGTTTTAATACTGATGGCACTCAAAAAATATTTAAAAGAATTAATCCAGAAACTGGTGGAACAATTTCACCATTCACTGCTTCTGGGAAAATCAAGAAAAGTTTTTCTACAAGAGATTCAGACGCTATTCCTTTTGGAACTTCATTCTTAGACCTTCTGAATCCGCATGTGCTGCAACTCACACTTGGGAACACAGTAACCGATACGATGAAAGCAGGAAGATATGTTTATGACGTTGAATTAAGCAGTATCGATTCCGCAACATCGACCACCATTATAGAGAGAATATTGCAAGGGACTCTTACAGTAAACCCTGGTGTTAGTTAGGAAATATAATGTCTAATACAGTAAAAATTATAGCATCAAATACTATAATAAAGAAAATAACCGTAGGTTCACCAGTTCCAACTGTAGCACAAATTGAAGTTGTTTCTGACATTGGAGAACTAAGAAACGTAACTGGAAATGCTACTATTCCTGGCGGTCTATTAATATTTAATTCAGGTTTGCAAAAATTTGAACCTAGTATTTTGTTAGATAAACAGACGATTGATGGTGGCGAGGGGTTTTGATTGTATAAATAGTATAGAATTATAAAGTTAAGTAAGGTCCAGTTTTTATGCCAGCAACAATAAGAATAAAACGATCCTCCACCATCAATGTACCAGAGAACCTAAAAGTCGGAGAACTAGCATATTCTTATGCTGGAACCTCTGATGCTCTTTTTATCGGCATTGGTCCTGAAGTAGATGCTCAAGGAACAGCAACAAGAATTGCTAAAATTGGTGGTGAAGCAATAACTTCACTATTCCCAGACTCTGATGGGATTGCCCAAGGGGGTAGACTATTACAATTAGATAATGATATTGGATTAAATTATTTAAAACTCAAAAGTCTTGCTGGAGACTCTGGTAGTTTTAACAATCTAAGTATTGATAGTGCTTATGTTCGCTTCTTCAATGCTGATAGTGCTGTCATAAAAGGACTTATTACAGATTCAGCACATATTATATTTTTGGAAGCAGATAGTGCCTATATTAACAATCTTCGTGTCGATTCCGCTTATGTTGCTTATGCAAATATCGACAGCGCAGACATTAGATTTGCAACACTTACGGAGGTAGACAGTGCCTATATTCATGATGCTTCTATCGACAGTGCTTATATACAATTTGCCGACATTGACAGCGCCCATATTGATAACGTCAGTATTGATAGTGCTTATGTACGTTATCTTGATGTGGATAGCGCACACATTGACGATGTTTCTATCGATTCTGCTTACATCCAATTTATGGATGTTGATAGTGGGCATATTGATAATGTAACAATAGATTCTGCCTATATTAAGTTTGCTGATATCGACTCAGCACACATTGATGATGTAACAATAGATTCTGCTTACATCCAATTTATGGATGTTGACAGCGGTCACATTGACAATGTTTCTATCGATTCCGCTTACATTAAGTTTGCTGATATCGACTCAGCACACATTGATGATGTTTCTATCGATTCTGCTTATATACAATTTGCCGACATTGACAGCGGTCACATCGACAACGTAACAATAGATTCTGCTTACATTAAGTTTGCGGATATCGACTCAGCACACATTGATAATTTAGATGTGGATAGTGCATACATTGATTATGCAAAAATAGATAGTGCATATATTAGTCAACTGACTGTTGATAGTGCAACCATAACTAATGCAACAATTCCGACATCATATCAAAACCTGATTACTGGTCCAGCAGAAATAGTTATTGATCCTTCTGGCATTGGTGATAATACTGGTCGAGTACTTATCAAAGGCGATTTACAGGTTGATGGTGTTCAAACTATTATCAACTCAACTGTAGTTACGACAAACGATAAAAATATTCTTCTTGCCGATAGTGCTGTTGATAGTGCTGCTGCTGATGGCGCAGGCATTACAGTTTTCGGGAAAGAATTTAATTCTTCTGTTCACGGTAGAGGAAGTATTTACTATCAAGCAAGCGCAGCAGGATTCCAAGGGCAAGTCAGTCCAGCGCCAGGATTATGGAAAACAACTCTACCATTAGATATTTCTGGTGGATTAAACATTGCTGGAAAATTAACTGGTGTTACTAGTATTGACGCAGATAGTGCAAACTTAGTAAATCTTAGTGGCAAATATGTTGCTTATGATTCTGGTAGAATTGGTCAATTTACTGCTGACAGTGGATCAGTTATAGAACTTACTGGTGTAAGATCAGTTTATAATCTTGGTTATTTTGATAAAACTTTTGTCGATAGTTACTACATGAATGGTGCTTTTGATGGTGGTATTATTAGTACCATAACAGCACAAGGCAGACTTAAAAATGATGCAGATTTCGTAAGAAGTTCTGTAGCAAGTTGGACAAATGTAAACGGAACCCTAGATGGTATCCATCTTAATAAAGAAGTAATCAATGGTACACCTGCTGGTGCAGATTCTTCATACTATCATTTAAGTTTAACAAATGATGGTAAAATATTTGCGCGAGGTCTTAGAATTGGTGAGGATGTTGGTAGACCAACTGCACCTGTCGATCCCGCACAACTCGTATATAATACTCAATTGGGTAGAGGTCTTACTCACCCACATGCATTCTATGGCATAGAACTAAATGATTCACAATTTATTTCCACACTACAAACAAATAAAATCAAATCAGATTTCAGTGCAGATAGTGCAAAAATTGGTGGTGCCAATAGTATTTTCGATAGTGTAGGTTATCCTGGAACTTCCATTTTTTCGGTAGTAGGTGCTTTAGATAGTAACTTAGTTGAAATCATAAAAGATGGTTCTATTAATTTTCAAGGTGATCTTTATAACCAAGGGGTTAAGTATGTTGGTGCTGGTATTTTCAGCAAGATTTTTGAACCAACAGATTTTGAAGATGTTCATTTTACTCCAGTAAGAAAAACAGCAGCACAAGGTGACGCATTCCAAGTCGGTGGAAGAATGGGTATTAACACATCTAGACCTGCTCACGCATTTGACTTTAGAACTAATGATGGTATATTTCAAGTATCTGGTTTATTCAATTCTGGTGCGCCACATTACGCTTTACAATCCCCAGCAACAATTAATGCAATACCGTCAAGTTATCAAGTGTTTGGTGATACTGATAGTGACAAATCCAGAATGCTCTGGGATCCTGCCAAAGCAAGATTTAGAGCAGGATATTTCAATAGAGGTGCTATACTATCTACTGAAATGGGTTTATATTCTACAGCATTTGGTAAAAATACCAAAGCAAAAGATTATGCTTTCGCTCAAGGTGATTCATCTGAGGCACTTTCGAGTTACAGTTTCGCATCTGGTTACAAATCTACGATTGACAATAATTCTCAATATGGTATTGCAATGGGTGCTGAAAACACCCTTGCAAATGCACAAAGTGGTATTGCTATTGGTCAACTGAACCAAGTTCTTGCTACTAAAGGTATCGGTATTGGTAAAAGTAACACAGGTATCGCACAAAATGCAATCGCAATCGGTGATAATCAAATTGCTAGTGGTAATTTCAGTATTGCTATTGGGCAAGGAAATCAGGTAACTGGGACTAATTCTATAGCAATTGGTCCAAGCGGAAATGTTATTGGCGGTACTAACTCAGTTGGTATCGGTGTTAATCATAACATCAGCGGTTCTTACAACTTCGGTTTTGGTGATGGTACAATATTTAATAGTACCACAAATTTATCATTCGCTTTTGGTAAAAATGTAGAGGTCGGTGGTGACTATTCGTTTGGTATCAATTTAGGTACTGGTGCGGGCGCAAGTGCGTTTATACCAATTCCAAACAATCACGACAACTTCATGTCAATCCAAAATGGTAACGTAACAATTGGTAGTGATTCTGATCTTACCAGAATGGCAACACCCGTATCAAGTGGAACTGGTAATCTTTATGTAACTGGTGACTTAATTTATAGCGGAACAAGTCTCAAACTGACTCCAGATGGAACATTAATACAATCTTCTCCTTGGGAAGATGATGGAACTCGAATTACATACACAAACGGTGGCAAACCTATTGGTATGCACGTTTCACTTCCAAACACTCCAATTGAGGCAGCAGGCGACAGAGGTTTCATATTCAGAGGTCAATATAGTGGAGCATATAATACTGATATAAGTGAAGGCGCATCATTCTTTGACTCTGCTGGTGGGACTACCACAAGTTTCTCTAATTTTGCTGCTAATGTAAGTTTAATGGGTTACTATCCCAAGGGTGGTATATTCAGAGTTGGTTTAATAAATGTTGCAGATCACCGCAACGACTCTATGGGTGCACATTCTATTGGGATGGGTTACCATAATAAAGTTAATGCTGATTATGGTGTAGCATTAGGAGGAAATACTACAAAAGTTATTGGTAGATATTCTATTGGTTTGGGTGGTAATCTGAACGAAGTAACTGGCGAATTTAGCACTGCTTTGAACGGTACTGGCACTAAAGTAAAAGGTAATTATAGTCTTGCTCTTGGTGGACAAGGTACTACAATTGTTGGCAATAATAGTGTATCTTTGTCTGGTGGTGGTACTGCAAACTATATCAAAGGTGCCAACACTTTCTTAATAGGTTTTGGAAACAAAGATTCTGCTGCCGACAATGGGACTGCCTCTGGAAGTCCATCATCTGGGACACCATATAAAAACTTCTTTGTTGGATTTGACAATATTGTCGATTCAAATTCACATAACATCAGAGAGAATTTTGTTTTTGGTGAAGGCAATAAAATTGCTACTACAAACGGTAAAGGTAACTTTATCATTGGTAGGGATGTTGTTCTTACTGGAAGTCAATCTAATCAAATAATTCTCAGCAACCCTACAAATGATTCTACTGGAGTTGATAATACTAAAGTTGCAATTGGTAAACATCACGCTGAATATGCACTGGATATTAGAGGAACTATTAGAGTTGGTGGTGACGGAGTTTATCGTGGCGACTCGTTTGATAGTCACGAATCATCAATTATTATCAACGATCAAGACATTAGAGATTATATTAAAGGTGTCGATCCAACAAACGCTGCTATCGTAATTGAGCAACCAAATATTGCATTGCCAACAGCAACTGTTGTAAACATTGAACAATCTAATCCAGCAGTTTTGGTAATACGCAATACGAATGGTATTTTGACTGATGGTAAAACTGTCAAGTTTGATCTGCCAAGTTTAACTCAAATCGGTCAATTCTTAAATGACTCTATATTTGCTGTATCACCTGTTGTTGGTGGTCTTGGTGATAGTTTCTTATTATATGATGGTGCAACATATGCAGATGCAGCAACTCGTGTAGCAGTTAATACAATAAAAGGTACAACTCGTCAAAAGGGTGGTGGACTTGGTATTACTCTGGGTACTGCAAATCCATACGTATATGGTACAACTGGAACGCAATACGATTCAGCACAGTTTGATGCTGCTGGTGCAACTCCAACGGCAGAAATAGAGTTCGGTCAATACCTAGCACTCAAAAATCTTCCTATAGTTAGTGGTGGTGGATCAGCGCCAGCACCTTCTCGTTTTAAAACAACTGTTATCATGGATTCAGATTTAATTGTTGCAGGTACAGTAACACTTAATGATTCCGCATTTATTGGTAAAGATTTAGTTGTAGGTGGTAATCTTGATCTTACCACTGGTTACATGAAAACTGGTGGATACTTAGACGTAAATACTTATGGTATATTTGGAGATTCTGTCACAATTGGCGGTAATCTATCTGGTGTCAAGGTATTCACTAGCACCGACAGTATGACTGTTGGTGGCAATTTAACTGTTGCAGGTTCAATTACTGGAGCAACAAATTACGTTGGTTCGGATAGCATGACTATTGGTGGCGATCTTACGGTTGCTGGTGCAGTCTCTGGTGTGACAACCTATGTTGGTGCTGACAGTATGACTGTTGGTGGTGGTTTAGTTGTAACTAAAACTGTAGTTACTGGCACTCATATCACTGGTGGTGGCGATCTTACGGTTGCTGGTGCAGTTAGTGGTGTGACAACGCTTGTATCAAGTGACAGCGCCATTGTAGGTGGCAACTTAACGGTTGCTGGTGCAGTTAGTGGTGTGACAACGCTTGTATCAAGTGACAGCGCCATCATTGGTGGCAACTTAACTATCGGTGGTGGTTTGAGTGGAATAACTTCCTTGACTGCCTCTGGACCAATAACCTTTGCGGATAGTATTCGTATAGGTGGTTCGGTTAGATGGTTAGATAATTCGGATGACGATAGTTTCTATATCGGTAATCTTAGTTTTGATAGTTACGTTCTACGTCCTGGAAGTCAAATTCTTGGGGCAGTTTTAGATTACTTCGATACTGACTATGTTCAGCAGAGAGTTGACTCATTTAACAGTTGGCAGATTTATCCAGACGCTATTGTTTACAATCCAAGTGATAAACATAAAGTTGTTGCCATTGGGATAACCAACAACCAAGCATGGACAGGTTGGAACCCATCTTTGAATGGTGGCGGCAATGCTGCATATTCACATCATTTATTGAAAACTGGTACTACCTTTTCTGATGTAACTGACGATAGTGCAATTACACTTGCTTCTTATAACAGTAGACACACAAACTTTAGTAGTGGACTTGGCGATTCAGTAGGACTTGATATCCAAGGTAAAATCAATATCAGAACTGCGGATGTAAACGGTGATGATTATATTACTAATCCACCAATCACATTTAGTGGTAATGGAACTACGTCAACGGCATGGCCAAACCCACCATGGTTGCGGCAAACTGGTTATATCGACCAACCATACGTCAGAGCGCAATTAGATGGTCAGTTCCTTCTTGACTTATTTCAACAAGACGCATCAACAGCAGCAAATTCTAAAGAGTTCTTTAGAGGTATGCTTGATTCCGCATATATCATTAGTATTTGGGATTCCGATTACTATTGGAAGCATGACAGTTTTAACGCAGTTTATATCGGTGCGCCAGGACAACTCTATGATGGAACTGCTGCTAATGGATTCTATTATGACGGTAATATAAAACTTGCTATCAACAAAAGAGGTGACTCATCAGAATATAATCTTGATCTTCGTGGAGATGCTAGATTTGAAAAGAACCTTGTAGTTGAAGATAGTATAACTATGATCGGTAACTTATCTGGTGTTGTCAACTTGGCAATGTCAGGCGCTATTGGAACTGCCACTACATTCAAATCTACAGATAGTATGACAATCGGCGGCGATCTTACTATAGTAGGATCAATTACTGGAGCAACAAATTACGTTGGTTCAGATAGCATGATTATTGGTGGCGATCTTACGGTTGCTGGTGCAGTAACTGGAGTCACTAGATTTGTCACATCAGATAGTGCAATTATTGGTGGTAGTCTCAAAGTAGAAAGTGACCTAACTATTGGTGGTGGTTTGACCAGTTCATCATTCTTCAATATTGACTCTTTTGTTAATATTGGTGGTGCTGTTAAACTTGGTTCATTCAATGGGCGCGATTCTCACCTTGGATTGGGTGTTTATGATGCTAGTCAAATAAAAGGAAAAAATGGTCTATATGTTGGCGATAGCACTCATTTAAGAGGCGGTCTAAAAGTTCTTGGACATGATAATGTTCTTCAAGAAGCATATACCTTTACTATTGATAGTGCTTATTTGCAGACTAAGCAAACAGTTACTATGAATAATACTCAAATCCAAAACGCATTTGGACCTAATGATGCAGACTCTCATGTCACACTAGCATTTACAGATTCTCCTGACTTCGATTTCCTAAAAATTAAAAGAACCACTGTTGGTGGTGTAACAACACTATTGCTAAAAGGTGTTGACTATGATTCAATCGGAAACAGAACTCTCTTTGATTCCTCACAATATGGATATGGTTCACCGTCACATAACTTGGTGACGAATGCAAACAAACTTAAAAATGTTTATATCAAAGAACCATCACTATTAGCAACAGACACTTCTATCGTTGGTGAAGAAATTGTTGCCATAGCAGATTCCAACGGCAAAAAATCAATTATCATTGGTAGTCAGATTATTAGTCTTGCTGGACATGCTGTCCCGAAAGATTCTAATAAGTTCTCAGATGCTGGTGATTCAATTCAAGTTAATGCTGGTCTGGCACTTTATGGTGTTACTGATCCAATCGTTAAACTAAGAGCAGCAGATGGAACATTAAAAGGTCAACTGCTAAAAGATCGTGATTTTACGATTGTAGATTCTTATCAAATAAGAGTATTCACGGATATCGCAATTACTCCTGGTTTATTCCCAACTAATTATGGCACTAACGATTCATCATTTTTGATCCTTGGTGATAAAATTGATATTCAAGATAGAACTCCAAAACTCACAAGTAAATCTGACTTTGTTGGTCCAACAAATTTATATGGTCATGTTACACTTGGCAATTACGATATGGCAAATGCTGCCTATCCAGGATATCCACATACTGGTTCTAAATTAACGACCCATGATAGTTTCATTATTAAAGGTGGTATGCACTTTGAAAGCAGTGGCGATCCAGTAATAAGAAACAAAATACAATTTGATGGTGATGTTCATGTAGACTCTGGAAAGACTTGGTTCTTCGGACCTAAGAAAACTCTTACTCACTCAATTCCTGCTGATCTTAATTACAGATTTGAGTCTGATGGTGTAGGTACTGCAACCGTTCCAGCAAGGATTGAATCTGATGGTGGTCCGAATATAGCGAATAGTTTTGCTCAAGGAACACCAATTGGAACTGAGGCAGCAAAACATCATATCAATACCACAGATGGGTATGGACATTTTAGTAGCATTGTTGCAAAAACCACATTTGATTCTCATCTTGCAATTACAATGGACTCGCACATTGTTGCCAATGTAAGAATAAATACTGATCCTCTCACATTAAATGCTGTAAGTATGACTGCTAATGATCTTATCATTAGACCTGGAAAAACTATGTTTTATGGCACTCAGCGCCAAAGAGCATTTAAATTCTTAAAGCACGATAGTGATGGTGTCGGAGGATTGTTAAATAAATTCGAATCTGATGGTACTTTCAATGGTACTTTGAGGATGAATGGTGCAACACCATATGCTGATAGCGCATTAAACCCGCGTAGACATTATCATCAAGGTGATTCTGACTTTAGACTTACTTTAGATTCCCACATAGTTGAGATTCTACAAAGTCCACCTTTGCCAGAAATGAATTTTACTGTTCCAGTTAATTTTAGTAAAAACGCAATATATGGTGGTACTGCCACATTTAACGATTCTGCTGTATTTAACGGAAACTTTACTTTAAATACTGGTAACTTTACTCTTGATTCAACTTCGGTAATGACCGTTGGACCACCAGTATATTATTATAAGTATGAGTCTGATGGCACTGGCGCTGGCACGAAAACCACTCATGGTTTGGATGTTAAAAATGTTTACCCCGATGGTCAACTTTATACTCGTTTTCAACATTTCTTTGATCGAAGTGCAACACATTTCCAAACATTCAACAGTACAAAATCTGATGCTCAAAATGTAGTTTACAAATATGAATCAGACGGTTCACCAATATTTGGCGGCAAAGGACGAACAACACCAAATGGTGTTCTACATCATGCTCAAACGGATAGTTTTGGCACAGTTTCTAATACAGGACACCTAAGACATACAAGTCGAATCGCATTAGATTCCCATATTGTAAGAATTATTGATTCCGACTTTATTGGTGTTAGACTCCAAACTCCTTGGAAAATTATTAATGCCACAGCAGGCGTTACTAAGAAAATCTTTTATGATGAGCAAGGTGCGGTCATTATTGGTCCACAAAACCTTCTTGCTGCGGATGACACTGATACTAGACTTGTTCTTGATTCTGGTAACGTATTATTCTTGTCGAATAATTTCCAGACAGGCGTAACAATTGGTGATGCTGATATTGATCCTATTGAACGTGGTAATATTGTTAATAAGGGTGCTGAAGGCAGACTTATGTGGATACCACAAAGAGGTGCATTTAGAGTAGGTGCACTTGATCTTTCTGGTAGATCGAACGATTGGAAAGATAGTAATGTAGGTTACCAATCTATTGCTATCGGTAATAACACTAAAGCAGCACATTATTCAACAGCAATTGGTTATAATGTAATAACTGGTAAAGTTAAAGAGCAGTCAGTCGGTGCTTCTAAGAATAATAATTATTCTGTTGGTATAGGTCAAGGTATAACTCAAGAGCAACGAAATAGTGTTGCTATAGGTCTTGGAATTCATTCAACACCAGTTTCTCTCAACCAAGTTTATAACAAAACAAACATCGTAAACATTGGTCATACTATTTACTCTGCTGGTAATAACAACACTTCAATTGGTTATAGAATTGTAGCGGGTAAAACCACAATTACACCTCTACCCAATGATGGTAGTGCAAATGATCTTACCCAAATTGGTAGAGACCTTATTGCTGGAACAACATCTGATAGATCAGTAAGTATTGGTTACAAAAACAAAGTAGAGAGTCGAGATACTCTTGCAATCGGTGATGATGTAAATGTACAGACCAGTTCAACAAATGGTGTTGGCATAGGTAAAACCGTCAAAGTAAAAGGTAGTGGCGTAGCATTAGGTAGAAATGTACAAGTAAAATCTGGTACTGGTGTTATTGTAGGTAAAGACGCCTCTGTAAGTGGCACTAATAGTGTATTTGTCGGTTCAAGTGGTGGTACTACTAACGGTGGTGTTGCTGTCGGTAAATCGGTATATGCGTCAAACAATGCTGTTGCTATTGGTAAAAATTCAAAAGCAGTAAATTCAAATGCACTCGCATTTGGGCAGAATGTTCAATCAGGGTCTGGCGGCATTGCGATTGGTTCTACTCTTGTTGGTAGAACTGGATCGGTACTCATAGGTAAAAGTGGTACTCAAACTGGTAACTATGCAGTATCTGTAGGTTCTGGTCTTACAAGTAGCACTGGTAGTGTCGCTTTGGGTGCTAATGTAAATAGTGGATCGTATAGTGTAGCGATGGGTAAGGGTAACACCTCTGGTAGTTATGCAGTTTCTATAGGTATGGGTGTTACTGCTGGTTCTTATGGCGTAGCAATTGGTCTCAACAACACAGCGTCAAACTATGGTGTTTCAATCGGTAAAGGTAACACCGCAGGAACTATGTCGATAGTTATTGGTAGGGACAACGTAGCAAATTCTGGAACATCAGCAGAACCTGGCGTTACTGTGGGTGTATCTAACACTAACAACACTCGCGCAAATATATTTGGTGCATCTAATACTGGAAATAATGACGTATCAATATACGGTAGCACAAACAGCGGTAGTAACAGTTCAACCAATAATACACGATATGCGCTCATATACGGACATGGGAACACAATATCATCATATAATGGTTTGGTGTATGGTAAAAATAATACCGTTTTACGAAATGGTATGGCATATGGTTCTGGTAATGATGCCAAAAATGAAGGTATTACATTTGGTTACGATAATGAAGCAAACATGTTGTCAGCAAATACTGCTTACCATTCATTTGCATTTGGTCGAGGAAATACTGTTGATAGAAATGCGCTGGCATTTGGTAGAGATAATGTTGCGGATAATCAAGGTATTGCGTTTGGTAGAAATGCAACTGCAACTGGAGTTGCCAGCGGTGATGGTGGAATTTCAATAGGTAGAAATGTTTCTTCCTTTGGTCCTAATGCAATGGCAATCGGAACTAATATTGTTGTTGGATCAGCAGCAGCAACCGCAACAAATAGTATTGGTATTGGACTTGGAACAACATCTAATACTGTAAGTACTAATAATACACTGTCTATTCAAGGTGGTCAAGTTGTAATTGAACAAGATCAAGTAAATATTGTTCCAGCAACTGCAAGTATAGTTAAAACTGAAGGTGCATATGGCGCTGGATTGAATGTAACTTGCACAAAATTAAATGAAAATGGTAGAGCAGGAACTAAGTACGGTCTTGAAGTAAACGGTCCAATTAATGTTAATGGTACTGATGCTTCTGGAAACCTGCACGATATCTATATTCAAGGTATGAGACTTTACAACTATATCAGATATTATGGTGCAGATAGTGCTTGGATTTTAAGCGCAGCAGATCATGATTATGTTAAAAGTATTGTAACAAAAGAATATATTAGAGCAACATCAACTAGTGACACATTTTTCCAAAAAAGCACTAGTGCTGGTTCTGCACATCTTGTGTATAATGGTGGTGCTGGGTCGTTTGTAGGTATCAATCTAAGTAATAGTGGAACAAGTAATACTCCTGGTTATCTAAGATATGGTCTCGACTCTGCTGGAATATATAAAACAAACGTCGATTATACTTTAGATGTTAATGGTAATCTCAATGTTGAGGGATTGACATATCAAGGTGATATTATACTTCCAACTGGAGGACTCGATAGTAGTGTCTATCTAAATCATTATACAAATAATATTGTATATAATATTGCTGCCGACTCCGCACAAGTGTTCTTCGATTCCAATTATGTTCAAGCAAGAGGTGCATTTGGCGGTCAAACTGGAAACACTAATGATTCCGATTATGTTTTCAAGATGATCGATCAAGAATACATCGACAACACTATCACAAAAGTCTGGCCAGATTCTAATTATGTTCATGGCAGCATTGACAGTTCTGTTGGTAATAGTATTATTGCCTTTAGAGTTAAGCATATTCTTGCTAAACATGGTGACTTTGCACAATCAGAAAATGCAGCAGACGCAGCATCAGGTAGAGGTGAAGCACAATTTACCAACCCAACTTTCTGGGAACCATCGTTTGGAACTAAGGTCGGTATCGGCAAAATAACCCACAATCATTGGGATTCTAATCCTTCAAGAAGTGGTGTTCTAACAAATCTTAGATCAGTTGGTCAAACTACTGTGGTTGCTGGCGCTCCAGTTATTGATACATTAGGTACAACTACTGCAAGTTTAACTCATGGCATAGGTCTTGCTGTTGGTGGTAAAGTTGTCATCCATGGCACACAAGAACCAGTTACTGGTGCACAAGAAAGACCTGCACTTGAAATCTTTAATGGTCACATAGAAGTAAATGGTGAAAAACTAGAACTCAAGAGTCCATGGATAGAAGGTCCATCATATGTAAATTACAAACCCATAAGCAAGTTTATCGGTGTGGGTCAAGTTGCACCAAACTTCAACTTTGATGTTGCTGGTAAAATAAATGCAGATAGTGGTTTATTCGTCAATGGAATTGATATCAAAAATATTTACGATTCTGCATGGATATTGAGCGCAACTGATGAAACTTACATTAAAGGGATAGCAGATTCTGATTATATCCTAACAACATTGAATGCAACTAAGCATATTCTCCCAGAACTAGATATTAGTTATGATCTTGGTAGTCCTACTCAAAGATTTAGAGATTTGTATTTGAGCAGCAATTCGATCAAACTTGGTGATGTAACTATAAATTCGGGTCCAACTGGTCTCGCACTCTCTGATAGTGCTGGAAATCTTCTAAAGTTTGGCGGCATTGATTCTGATGCGATTGCTGGATTTGTTGATAGTGATTATGTCAAATCTAGGGCAGACTCTGCATATGTACAATCTATAATTACACCTGTCTTTATCAAAACTATTGCAGACTCTGCATATGTTAAGTTGCTGGCAGACTCTGATTATATCAAAACATCAGCAGATTCCGATTACATCAAGTTAGTAGCAGATTCTGATTATGTTAAAAGTGCTGCTGACAGCGCACATATTTTGGGAATAGCAGATTCTGCTTGGATTACTTCTATTGCCGATAGCGCATATGTTTTAGGTATAGCAGATTCAGCGTATGTAACAACAGTCATTGATGCAAAACTTGCAGCAACTGGTCACATTATTCCTGCGTTAGATAGCGCATTTGATCTTGGTAGCGTAACTCATAAATTTAAAGACTTGTTCCTAAGTGGTAGTACGATCAATCTTGGTGGTACAAAATTAAAATCAACTAGTAACGGTGTAGAGATTTCTGATAGTGCTGGAAATAAATCAAAAGTATTGGGTGTTGACTCATCTGCAACTGGGTCATTTATTGACAGTGCTTATATTAGGAATAAAGCAGACAGTTCATATATCTTAGGAATAGCAGATTCTGCTTGGATTACTTCTATTGCTGATAGTGCTTATATTAAAGGTATCGCAGATTCTGATTACATCAAGTTATTAGCAGATTCTGATTACATCAAGTTAGTAGCAGATTCTGATTATATCAAAACTGCTGCTGATAGCGCATATATCCAAGGATTTATTTCCACACCATACATAAAAGGTATAATAGACTCAGCGCATATTAATCCAATCACTGGTATTGGTACTAGAACTATAGACTTTGGTGCCAATAAGATTTATTATAATAACACTTTTGCACAAACTGCTCAATTACCAAGTGCTACAACATACAAAGGGATGTTTGTATGGGATAACCAAGCACAACTTCCAAAGATTGCCGTTGGTGGAAATTGGATGGAATTGGCAAGGGCAACTGATGTTAGAGCAATTGCAGACAGTGCAGCAGCAGCATTAGTCAATTTGGCACCATCAACATTGAATACCCTGAATGAATTAGCAGCAGCAGTGGGTGATGACGCTAATTTCTCAACTACTATAACAACTAGTATTGCTGAGAAATTACCCCTTGCTGGTGGTACGATGACAGGCGCTATTGACATGGGTGCCAATAATATTACCACAACTGGTAAAATGCTTTATTCAAATGTATATGCTACAGAAGGCGATCTTCCAAGTGCAGGATCTTATCATGGTATGTTTGCTCATGTGCATGGCACAACTCGCGCATATTATGCTCATGCTGGAAATTGGATAACATTGGCAAATCTGTCAGACGCTTCGACAGATAGCGCAACAATTACTAATCTTATTGACAGTGCTTATGTAGCAGCAAGAACTACTGCTGGTACTGATAGCGCATCCATTGTTAATATGATTGATAGTGCTTATGTAGCAGCAAGAAGTTCTGGTGGTGGTAGTTACACTTCAACTATTACTCCTTATCATTATGTTTCAACTGCAAATCAAACAGTGTTTACTGGTGCTGACGCTACGGGCGATACACTATCATATAGTGCAAATTCTGTAAATGTTTATGTGAATGGTATCAATCTTTTAAAAGCAATTGATTATACCACCAATGGTGCTGGAACCACAATTACTCTATTATCTGGCACAAATGTTGCAGATGATGTTGTCATAAATGCTCTAAGTCAAGTTGGTGCATCTGATGCAACAATAGCATCTGCTGTTAGTTTAACTATCGACAGTGCTTACATAGCAGCAAGAACTACTGCTGGTACTGATAGTGCATCAATTATTAACATGATTGACAGTGCTTACGTAGCAGCAAGAACTACTGCTGGCACCGACAGTGCATCCATTGTTAATATGATTGATAGTGCTTATGTTGCGGCAAGAACTTCTGGTGGACTAACAATTTCTGATAATCCTCCAGCGGCACCAAGTTCTGGCGCATTGTGGTTTGATCCAGAAACACTTGAAACCTACGTTTATTACACTGATAGTGACAACACAGCACAATGGGTTAAATCTAATCCAACTGGATTATCCAACTCTAGTGTTGTGCATCTTATTGATAGTGCTTATGTTGCGGCAAGAACTACTGCTGGAACTGACAGTGCATCAATTGTTAATATGATTGATAGTGCTTATGTTGCGGCAAGAACTACTGCTGGTACTGATAGTGCATCAATTATTAACATGATTGATAGTGCTTATGTTGCGGCAAGAGTAGATATTGCTTCTAATTGGACTGAGGTTACAACATCACCTATTACTGCGATTGCCAACCAAAGACTTCTCGTAAATACATCAACTGCTAAAACTATTCTTCTCCCAGGGGGTGCAGTTTTGGGTGATGAGATTAGATTTATTGATGCAACAGGCGAGGCAAGCACCAATAATATTACTATAAATAGGAATGGACACAAGATAGAAGCAAGTGATTCAGACTTGACTATTGATGTTTCTAGAGCGGCATTTGGATTAGTATATTATAATGTTGCAAATGGTTGGTTATTTACGGAGAAATAAATGAGTCTTGTAGTTATTGATAAAATTGACAGTCTTCCTACACTTGGTGTGCAGGAAGACGATGAAGCAGTGGTTGTAGAAGATAAAGCGATATATAGGCGTTTTGATTTAAGCACGATAACATCTTACTCTTGGGATTTTACTCCTAATGATACCTTGGATACAGGGTCAGCATTTAGTTCATTATCTGCTGGTTCTAATGATTCATTTTCTATAGAGTTTTTTAGTAACAGAAAAACCACTAATGAAGTGACAATATTTTCTGCTGGTAATCCTAGAATAGATTCTGTAGTAGACCTTTCTTCGGAATCTAATTCGATACGACCATATGGTTTAACAAGCGCAGTGAAATTCGGCGCATATACTTCATCACCAACATCAGTTTATCTTGAAAGTAGTCTCGATTTTATGTCAATAGATAGTTCTATTGATAGTTTGTCATTATTTGCGCCATTTACTATAGAATTTTGGTATAACAAATATAACACTTCACCAAGTACTGGCGGCACTAAAGATGTTATCTTTGGTGCGAATAATAAAAGTTTAGTGGATGTTTTAACCATAGATGAAGCAGGAATTATTGTTAATAACATCAGATATTCTGGAAATAATGCGTATACCCAGAATACTTGGGAACACACCGCTCTGACATATGATGGTTTTAATTATGGACTTTTTAAAAATGGAGATTCTATTCCATTAGTTATGACACCAAACAATGACGTTGCATATGAAGGTCAAACTGGTGACGGTGGTATATCGTATTCTCACGATTCTGGTTTTATGACTATTTTCGAAATGGATAGGCGAAGATCATCATCGTGGCAAGTAAGAACAACAATGTCACCTACAGATAAAACTCTTTTTTATATGGGAAGTGTTGCAAATAGAGTACAATTACAGACTATAAATTCTGGGGCGAATCTAAAATTATCAGCGGGTGATGTGAATGGACCAGAACTCATAGTCGCGGCACCAAGTGATGGTAAGGTCCATACAATTTCTTGGGATGTTCAAACTTTACCTGGCAGAGTGCGATTGTGGATTGATAGTAATTATCAAGGATCGAATTCAATTGCAGCAGCATTACCAGCGAACCAATGGGCAATTACAGAAATCGCAAATGTGCCTGAGTTGAAATTCACAAGATCAAGTACTATGTTAGATTCTTCTACTAAATTAAGAACTGATGGTGCACAATATTATGATTCGGCAATGTTTCCATACTCAACATTTAATGATGAAAGTGATGGAACTTATAATTATTATGTTGCCTATCCCTTGGTGCAGAAGGAGGAACAGAAAGCATACGGTTATGGTGCTGCTTGGAGGGCAGATCGAGTCAAATCCTATACTAGATACCAAGAGTTTGCTGCAGGATACTGTGGCAAGGTAGATGGTGCAAATCAGTACCATAATGTAGATAAACGATTTGGCAATTCGATACTGAATAATTACAACCACTTCAGTAGAGGGGGTGACGAGTGGATTGCTGCTGGAAAGAATATTCGCGCCATTAACGGAGGTCAATTAGGTGATTGGCTTCATGTCCCTAGAATGTATCTCAGTTCTTTGGGAGAGCATAATTGGTATTATAGAACTGGTTGGACGAGGACAACCAGTGGAAGCAACTATGTAACTGTAAATAATATATCCATAATCCCCGGTGGCGACCAAACCTATTATTTTGAAATGGATAAGTCAAAGAATCCATTGCGTCAAAGTCTTAATGGTTATGGTGTTCCCACCGAGAAAAGGTATGTTGATCCAGGTCGATGGTATGGAGATCAACAAAGAGCGTATCTCACTATGGTTGCAACATCCAAGTTGGCGCGGTCATCTGCTATGGGCGATACACCTGAACTCTTTAAAGAAAACATAAATATTGCGATGGATAATTACTATCCTAGAAACGGTGCTGAGAGTACGCAAGTAAATTTTGGTTACGGATATATCTCTGGCGATTTTATTCGCACAAGTCATACTATACCTGCCCGCGGGACAAGAGGGGCAGAACCACTTAATGCAACCACAGGTCATACCGATGATGAGTTTTTTCTAGGTGGTTTTTTTCTTGTAAACAATAAGGACAATGCGGATGTCTCATATATCATATCTGAACCTGATAATAGAGTTTACTATTTTGCAAACTCTGTATATTTAGGATACCTAAATTTTCCTTCAAGTGTTGAACCTTATACGGTAATAATACATAAAGGGCATAATATGTACTACTATGGCAACGCCCATAACGAGGAATCGCCATCACTTCCCGTAAGAAATCTAGCAGGTTATTACCCTCCCTACGGTTCTTACCATCATAACAGATGGGGTAGGTACTATGAACGGTCGTATTATTATAGTGGACCAGATTTTATTTGGAACAGGCACAATATCTTCAAAAAACTAAGAGTTGATCAAAATTCATGGGTATATGATCCTGTTACACAAATGGGTTTAATTCCATCAACAGATAGGAACTCAACTGCCTCTGGTGATGGTGCGTTTGGAATGGATTCTTTGGGGGATTCTTGGGAAGGTTCTCTAAAGAGCAATCTCATGTACAATACGCAATTATATACTGAGTATAAAGATGCTAATGTGACCGTGGGTGAATCGATAAGGAATAACCTTGGTGAAACGACAGGACTAGAATATGCAACAGCGTATGTTGCCAAAACTGGTGGTACTGTAGTTACTTATTCTGGCGCAAATGGTTCTAATATCAGAGCAGCGATAGATTTATTATCTGAGGGAGATGCTCTGGTCTTGCCAAGTGGAGCATATGACGTTAGTGGCGAATATGATGGTCGTTACTATGGTCTTCCAAGTCACGGAGAAGATAATCGGCAAGCAATATGGCGTCGAGATTATGTAGGATTTTTAGTTTGTGGGGAAACCAACAACCCCAATGATGTTCATCTTACTGCTAGGGGCGTTGATAGAATTTTTAATGGTAATGCTAGTGCAAATGCTCAGATAGCATTTTGCCATTTTATTCTTACTGGAAGTACATCCTATTGGTATGGTGATGTTATAGCAGATAATGCTATAGGACGCGCATTTAGATGTATTTTCAATTTCAACAATGGATACCAAGGGTGGAGATTAGGTGGTCAAGAAAGTACATCTAAAATAATATTTGAAAATTGTTTGTTTATCAACTACAGGTACTGGTATGCTGCTGGACGGAATAATCCAAATCCCGAAATCACTGGGCGAGTAGACCTTATCACAGTCAAAAATTGCATATTTCAAAGAGGTGTTGGTCCAGCATTTCGTCCTGATCTGCCTACAGTGTCGCCTAGTTTTGTGGATAATGTATTACAAAATCAAAAAACTTTAGATGCAAACTTAACTACTAGGACAAACCCAATGTCCGAATGGATTTTGTCAGATTATACGGCAGGTTCTAAAAAACGATTTTTGCAAGACTTTATGATTCACGACATCAATAAATATCCTTTGGCATTCTCTATAGACTCAAGACCGTCTACAAACGATAGTAATACAAATTTCATATTAGGTGCTAGAGTTACAGACGTAGCACTTTCTTATGGTACAGATGGTATAATTAAACATGGATTGCAACAAGATAGTATTCATAGTGTAGTAAGTACTCCAGGAGAGTGGATACACACATCATTAAACTATAGTGGAGATTCTAATGTATTGAGAACTTATATTGAGGGTATAAAAGTTGATAGTAGTTTGATAAATATTAATATAGACGCTTTAAGTACAAGTACAATATCATTTAACAAAATTGACTCGTATAATCCTTCCACTAATAATTATGATGTGACAAGTGGGAGTTTCTATCTAAAAGAATTTCGTTTAGTTAAAGGTCAAAGAAGAAGCGGTGATGATTTTTCGGAAACTATTATTGCTCAAGTTGCTTCAGCAGCAGACCAAGTTCAAGCAGCAGATGATATATTCATGACAAAGCATGATGGTAGTAATCCATTAGATTTGATAATTAGTCCTTACACTGCTGATGTGAAATCTTGGAGAAAAGTGGCAATAATGCCCCGTGGTATCGATTCTGCTTACATTGAAATTATTGATGGCAACAGCATGTTGGAATTACAAGAGGCAGATGATTATAGACCAGTTAGGCAAATTGGAATAAAATATGAATCTGATGGTAGTGGTAATTCTACAGCAATACAAGAGTCTGATGGTTCGTATAATGGAACTATTACTGGATATTACCATACTCAGACCATTCATCCTGATTCATCTCTTGCTTTTGCGAGATCAAGTTTTGTGATAACGCTTAAAGATTCCGATGATAATGGTGACAGTATCCATTGGTCGTATTCCATAGAAAACTACAATAATAATATTTTACAAATTGGTCGTGATAGTCATAATACAACATTTTATCTTAAAGCATATGACATAACAGAATCTAATATGAATCTTAGTTCATCGTTAAGATTTTTTGGAAAATCTACAGATTCGGTAAATAAGAGACCTATAATGGGAAGTTTAGATAGACCAATAGATTCATCTGCAACAGATATTCATATAAATTTTGGATATGATGGAAATCTTGGACTAGATATAGCATATCTTGGAGATAAGCAATATATGAGGTTAATAACTATAGATAGCATATCTTCAACTTTTGATTCAAGCGGTTTTGTTTTTGATGCATTACCTTCTATAACTGGGGGTATAATATAATGCCGATTGAAGATACTGTATATTACGATTCTGATGGCAAAAAGTTTCAGTTATATATTAACGGAAGTTACCAAACAATTGGTGCTGTTCATTTGGATGCTATCAATACAGAAAATAATAATGGAATATACACAATAAACTTCGACTCAGCATACGACATCACACTTGATCCTTATCAACCAATGTTGAGTTTAACTCCACAAGATTCGGATGCTAATCCTATTACTTGGTCTGTCACAAAAGTGTTTGACTTGACCCCAACATCTATCAACCCAAATAGTTTAGGTTCTGTAGAAAGATCAATATCAAAAGTTAGTGGAGTGGGAACTTCTTGGACGATATCTCCGACTGCAACTTTTTCAGATTCTCACACAATTGCTTTAGAAAGAGAAGCAACCGATGTTTTTAAAGTTACAGGAAAAATATCTACAGCACATAATAAGAGTGGTTTGCCAAAATCTGGAAATTTGGATTCTATCGAATTTTGGGATAATGAGTTTAGATTCTTTATAGATTATAATTTAGAAATGGCGCATATTAGTGATATTAATGCTCCAGAATATTTAAAATACGTTGGTTTGGGTTCTCCTGATGTTAAATATAAAGCAACATCTTTTCAAACAACCAAAAGAACATTAGGCACCGATTGCCAAGGGATCGTATTCAATGATGTAGATTCTTCACTATCTGGTAAAAAATTATTTGCGGTTAACAACTCTTCAAGCGGAAGAACCATAGATCAATACAATATTGCAGATTCTTATGATATTAGTTTGATTTTGTCGGCAACTACAGCAGATAGATCATTAAATATATACAATAATTTAGGGGTTTCCAATTCTATTACAGAAGCAGTAAATTCTAGTAATTTGACTGGTTTAGATTTTAACGATTCTGGCAATAGGTTATTTTTAGCAGATGCTGGTCATAATAACATATATCAATATAATCTTGTCAATCCATATGATTTGGATTCTTTTGCTCTCTATGAGACCGATTACTTTGAACATGTGAATGTTAATACGCCAGTAAACCCATCACAAAGTGCTGGGCATAATATACGTAATTACCAGTGGTATTGGTACTATTGGCAGTCCATTCCAATATGGTCTCCACCAGCGAATATATATGACATAACCTCTACCACACATCTATCAGGCGATGGAAAACATTACTATATGATGGATGCTGATGGGATTCGACAATTCGATTTGCTTGCGGCAGATAATTTAAATACTGCAAGTTATAAAGGTCAATTTAATATTCGAGAATTTTCCCACACGGTTTCTTACTCAAACCCTAACGGCAGATTTGAGTATGTTAGATATGGTCAACCAATCATTACATTTACTAACACAACTTCCAGAATAACGCAATATTTTTCTGAACGGACCACTAAAACTGGTACGCGCTGGCGGTTTAATTTTGGTCAATTCCCCTCATACAGAAATGCTGGACATTTTAGTACGACACCGCTAGGATTTTCAGTTAGTGGGGTTTTCTACATAACTGGTTACAGATTTTTGTCAGAATTTGTGCATTCTGCTTATCCACAGTGTTTTACATTGTCGGATGATGGAACGAAAATGTATATTGTTTGGGGATGTTGCTACAATAGAGGAATATTGAATCAATACACGTTAAGTACTCCCTATGATATAACGACTGCGACAAGCATTTATAGGGCATCACATGGTATTGGATCGAAGAGTCCAGATGTTGATAATGTGACAGAATCAAAATTATATGGTGCTTGGGGAATAGAAATCAAACCAGATGGCACATCTATGTTCGTATGGGATAATGATACAAATTATGTGTATGAATTTACAATGACAACACCATATGATATCTCAACTATACCAACAGATGCTAACGTAATTCAACCTTGGAGTGAAGTTTATACGAGAAAATCACCGCAAGCAGTCATGTCTCCAAGAGCAAAACATTTTAAAATGAATAGAAGTGGGACAAAATATTATCTTTCAAATGCTGTAGCAACAAGACAGTATTCTATGTCCACTGCATACGATATATCGACTGCTGTGTTTGAGGTTGAAAGATCAGCATTAGGAAGTACTAATGTCTCAAACAACAGTGGGTTTGAACTTAATAGTGTTGAGACAGCAATATATCTCGCTGATCCTACAAATGATAGAATTTCATCATTTCAACTTACTGCTAGTTCTTCAGCAAATAATGACAGTGCAGATTTAGGTTCAGCAGTAGAAATACATCATCAAAAATTCTTGAATTTGGACTCTCATTTTACAGCAAATACTGTAAGTGATGTATTACTAACTTCTGATGGAAAGAAGATGTATGTATCTGAAAAATCTACTAATAAAGTCCATAGATATAATCTTGCAGATTCAAATGAAGTGTATAGTGCCGTATACGATTCTGCCTTTTCAACTGGGTATAGTGGACTTACTGGAATGGTACTAAATGATTCTGAAAACAAAATGATAGTCTCTCTTGGAACAAGTTCTAGGGGTTATCTCAGAGAATACACAATTGCAAACCCACTATCAAGTAGCACATTCAATACTAATGAATATTTGTTGACAGGTAACTACAACGGAAATATAACAGATGTTCATTTTAAAAATGATGGTAGTGAATTTATTACAATAGGTGATGGTGGTGGATTAGACATATATTCTACAAGAAATAATTTTGTGATTAAACCTATATAAAACATAATTATTATAAATAGTAGTGAATAAATTAAGGATAAACGGTTATGCCAACAAAAGGAAGATCATTAGCAAATGGTGAGTTCGTCGGGAATTTTATTCCTGATGCTGATAGTTCCAGAGATTTGGGATCAACTGTTAGAAAATGGAAATCTTTACATCTAAGCGGTAACACTCTATTCTTAGGTGATAGTGGGTCTATTTCAGCAGGTGCTGGTGGCGCTATTGCAATGGCATCTATGAAAATTGGTACTGGCGCAAATGCTGTTACGTTAGAAGCAAGTGCGAGTGGTAAACTAGAAACGAAATCAACAGTTGATGGTGTTGAGCAAGCATCAGTTCCCGCTGTTGAAAATATTGAACAACTTAGTAATGTAGATTTGACTATTCAAGAAGAAGTTTTAGCAATTCAAGTTGCAGACCCAACTGCTGGTCATGGAACTGCTTGGTTGTGGACATGGTTAACTAGTTCTTTGCCATACGCAAGATCACCAATTACAAATGTTATTCAAACAACTGTACCGCTCTATATGAAAGGTACATATCAAATCAACAACTTTGCGAATACTCAATATGGAAGTATGACGCAAACACATACGTTCAAATTGAAGTGGATTGATGGTGCTGGAGATCAAAATCTAGTGAGTTGGCCAACAACTACAACAGTAGATCATACTCACGCAAGTATCAATGGTGGCGCATCAACCTCAGTACAAAGATTAGCATTCAGTGTACCAGAATCAATTACACCACCTACTTTAGTTGCCCCAACTATTGCTTATACAGTCGGGTATGTTTCTGGTGCATATACTTTTACTGGTACTCAATCTGGCAGCAACCCAGAATTAGGACCATTACGTAGAGGTGGAACATACACCTTCAACTTAACTGCAAGTGGACACCCATTTTATCTAACAACAGACAATGGCACAAACTATGTTGCTGGCAGTTATGTGGGAGAATATACATCAGGAGTAACAGGTTCAAGAAGTGAAACTGGGGCGGTAACATTTGTAGTTCCAGCAGACGCACCAAACACACTATATTATCAATGTGGAGTCCACAGTGCTATGGGTGGAACTATGGTTATTAAAGATTTGGCAGTAGAAACAAACGATAATGGAAATTATATAATTTATGGGCAACACTCGCAAGAAGGACACAAAAATGCAATAGAACTGCGTCCAATCCCATCACTAGTAAATCAAATGTGTTTAGTGTATGATGAAACAAACTCTAAGTTTGTTCCTCAAGATATGGCAACGTATGTTGAGAATACACCATCATTTAAAAATAAAATCAAAGAGGTTGCTGGAACTGCGACATTGGTTGCACCAGATGGCACATCCTTAGTTGCCTCTGTAAAAATTTATAGTGATGCGTCATATCTTCCAGGAGTTGGAAACGTGAATGGAGACTTGGCATTTGCAGAAGATACTAATACAATGCATATTTTTAAATCTGGCACTGGGTGGGTTACTGCTGTCGCTTCTGCTGCTGGAATTTCGGTAGAAAATTATGTCAATCTAAAACAAGCAGGTGCATTAACACTTACTACAGGAACTAAAAGATGGTATGCTCCCAAAGGTATCACTATCAATAAAATTATTGCAAGAGTTATCACAGCGCCTGATGGTGCCGCAATAAATATGACAGTAAAGAAAAATGGCGCATCTGGAGCAACTTTAGTAATTGCAGATGCTGGAACAAAGATTATAAATAGTTCGCCCGCTATTACAATGGTAGAAGACGATTATTTAACATTCGATATAACACAAATTGGTAGCACTACAGCAGGATCTGATCTTACTGTTACGTTTACATATTCATAAGAGGACAACAAAATGGCATTAACTGATGCAGAAAAATTAGCAGTTAGACAAAGGCATGGTCTCGTTGAATCTGAAGATTCAATGAATTATATTGCTGACTTCAAAGTGTACAAGTATAAAGCAGACACGACTTTGGACGAAGCGCATATGCATTGCGATTATATTGTTGAGAATATGGATGATAACCTACAAATGATAATGTCTTTACGTTCTCCATTAGAAATTATTACTATTGGTGTAAGTTCGTTAAAAGACGATGATAATGTATGGACAGAATGGACGGGAGGATAATATAATGGCATATGCAAAATTTACACCAAGGAACCCAACATCCGCAACATCATACGATGTACGCGATATGATGTTTAGTATACAAGACTTTGTATTAGGCCAGAATTGGAAAACTGACGCCAAAGCTAATGGTAATACTGGATTTAGTGGTCCAGCAGGAACTTCTGCTGGGACATTCCCACCATCAGGAAACTATTACAGCACATCAACTACAGGTGCAGGCGCAGATGGGTCATTTACTTTTTATAAAAAACATTATGCACATGCACAATTTCCTTCGGCACCTGCTTTAAAGTTTGTTTTAAGAGCAGACGGGAGTGACGGATGGAGAATACACGCATATGATAAAAACGGTGCCAACATATCGCCAAATACCAATCCTGGCACTGGCATTGGTGGACATACAACTGTCAGTTATAACGGAGTTCCAGCACAATACGGGGGATACGGATCGTCCTTAGATTCAGTTCATATAATTTGTAACGACACTACTTTTGCAATTAAAATAGTAAGTGGCGGTGCTAATGGCGAGAACACCCCAACTACTATTGATCATGGTTGGACTGTTATTACTGATCTTGAGTATTCACCAACAATAGACCTTTGGGCATACGGTGTAGACTCTACATATTGTCCTACTACGTTTGTTCACACTGCTTGGATGAATGTTATGAGTAATCCAACTCCTACTACCACTGGTGGTAATTATGCTCACTTTGGAGTTTGTCAACCTAGATATATAGATGCACTTGGTACTGTAAGAACTGGAACTACTTCTCCGCTTAATGGGATGAGTCATATGGGATCGTATTCATTAGTAAATGAACGGTGGTCTACATTTGATCCATCCCCTGCTTTCAGACAAGACAGTTTTGCCACTGCTGGAACCGACAGTCCAGCACACATGTTAGTACCATGTACTTTCATTGGTCAGCAAAGAATGTCTTATGCTAATGGAGCATCTACCGCAGATTTGCATAAGAATCCAAGGCGTGGTAGAATGATGAATTTCTATAGAACAACCGATGATTGTGCAAGTGATGGAGATGTAATAGTAGAAGGTTCTACTAGATATAGAATAATGAAACCACATATGACAGGAAATTATCAAGGATATATTGCTAATGTTAAAGCATGTTATGCATTTCCTGAAGATAATGTTCCATACGCATAAAAGTAGGGTAAAATAAAATGGCAGCAGTAATGGCGTATGTTAATAGTCTTGATAGTTCTTCGGAAGGCGTAGCATTTATACTCAATAGTAATGGTGTAATGCTTAATAGTCTTGATAGTGCTTCGGAAGGTGTGGCACTCAATAGTCTGATTAATGCTGTCAAGGTTATAAATTTTGCTGGTGAATCAAGCGCAGCACCAACTGGTGCGGGCGCGCAGGCGTGGTCAGATGGATAATTCTTAAAATAGGACAAATAGTTAAGATGAAAATCGCTATAAATAGAAGTAAATGAACTATTTAAGTAGGAAAACCAATGGCATCAAATAGACCTAATACCAGAGATGAATTGATAGATTACTGTTTGCGGAGATTAGGTGCGCCAGTAATTGAAATCAATGTTGCGTTAGATCAAGTAGAAGATCGTGTTGATGATGCTTTTGATTTTTATCAAGAATTTCATTCTGATGCTACGCATAGAACATATCTAAAACATTTAGTAACGTCTACAGATGTTACTAATAAATATATCCCAATACCTTCAAGTGTAATTTATGTCACAAAACTATTTCCAGTGATCACTGCTGGTAACAGTTCAAACTTCTTTGATATCAAATACCAAATGATGCTGAATGATGTCGCTGATATGGGTAGTTTTATTGGCGATTTAATGTACTATGAGCAAATGCAACAACATCTAGCACTTATTGATACAAAACTAAATGGTGTGCCTCAAGTTGGATATTCGCGGCGAGAAAATAAACTTAATATTCATGGTGAGTGGCAAAATGGAGATATAAAAGCAGGTGATTATTTGGTCGTAGAAGCACTACAAATTGTCAATCCAGATACGAACACTTCCATTTATGATGATAGATTTCTAAAAGACTATACTACTGCTTTGATAAAAATCCAGTGGGGATCAAATTTAATCAAGTTTGAAGGTATGGTATTACCTGGAGGTGCCACATTAAATGGTAGACAAATTTATGATGATGCTTTATTGGAGAGAGATAGACTTGAAGAGCGAATGCGTCTTGAACAAGAAATGCCGCCAGATTTTATGGTGGGTTAAAATATGACAACTAATCATTATATTTCCCAATCAGTAAAAAGTGAACAAAACCTCTATGAAGATATTATCATAGAGTCACTAAAAACTTATGGACAAGATGTTTATTATTTGCCCAGAAGCATTGTAAATGAGAACAAGGTTTTTGGAGATGATATTCCATCAGCATTCAACTCTTCATATAAAATAGAAATGTATATTGAAAACAGTGAAGGATTCGATGGGGAAGGTGATTTGTTCACAAAGTTTGGCGTTGAAATACGTGATGCTGCAACATTTATAGTTTCTCGCAGAAGATGGGGCGGTCTTGTTAATCAATCAAGTAATGATATAGATCAAATTGAACGTCCTGCTGAAGGCGATTTAATATATCTCCCACTATCAAAGTCCATGTTTGAAATTATGCATGTCGAACATGAATCACCATTTTATCAATTGAGTAATCTACCAACATATAAAATGAGATGTGAATTATTTGTATATAATGATGAGACTTTCGACACATCACTTTCAAGTCTGAATGAAATTGAAATTTCTGGTGCATATGCATATGATCTTACTCTTAAAGTTCCAAAAGCAGCAACTGCAACTGCTAGTCTTACAGCATAGGAGAGTATCATAATGGCATCAATTGGATCAATATTAATGGACAGTGTAGGTTATGGGTACGACTCTTTTGCTGTTGTGAAAATCTCAAAACCTAATATGCCCATAATAAAACCAGTTTTAACCGCAAATGTATCTAATACATCTATTTCTAGTGTTGGGGTATCTAGAGCGGGTTCCTATTACATAGTTACACCTGTGCTTACTATTCCAGCACCATCAGACTCCAGCAACAAATTGGCGATAGTTGCACCTTCTATAACCAACCCAATCCAAGCATCTAATAAAGTAACTGGATTATCGGTAACAAATGCTGGAAAGTTTTATGATAGCAGTGGTGCTACGACAATTACTATTTCAGCACCCACAGGAGATAGTGACAAATTAGCAATAATTGCACCTTCTATAACTGCTGGCAAGGTAAGCGCATTATCGATAACAAATGATGGTAAACTTTACGATAGTTCTACACCACCAACAATTGTTATTTCAACACCTACAGGAGATAGTGATAAGCAAGCAACAATATCGTTGCAATATGATAGTGCTAATGGTAATGTATCTGGAATATCAGTACTAAGTAATGGTAAACTTTACGATAGTAGTGGAATTGTGACAATTACTATTTCAGCACACGATTCTGCTGGGGGTACAACCGCGACAGCAGTTCCAGTAATAGTTGATAATAGAATTTCTAGTATTACAATTACAGAATCTGGGAGTGGATATACAAGCACACCAACAGCAACTATTGCGGCACCAACACTGTCGTTATCAAATTTTATAGCAACGGGAACATTAACAACAGCAAATAATAGAGTGAACTCTGTTGTAATTACAAACTCTGGAGACTTTTACACACATGCTCCAACTGTTACAGTTTCTGCACCAACCCTTTCTTTGAGTGATTTTAATGCTACTGCTAACGCAATTGTGGTAAACAATGTATTAGATTCCGCAAGAATTACAGACTCTGGAGACTTTTACACACATGCTCCAACTGTTACAGTTTCTGCCGCAACAAAAACTGCTACTGATTTTACAGCAACTGGTATAGTTTTAATGAATCAGGATGATAGTGGAAATAGTCTAGCATCAGTGAATATGACAAATACTGGTAGATTTTACACAACTGTACCAATCGTCACAGTAGACAGCGCAACAGGCGACAGTGATTACTTTAGAGCAGTAGGATTTGCAAATTACAATTTGTCTGCACGTACAATTTCTAGTATATCAATAACTAAGAAGGGGAAATATTATAATTCAGATGTGACCCCTGTAGTAACTATTGCAGCACCTCCTTTAGCATCTTTTGCTGTTGGTGAAAAGGTAACACATAAGTTACCAAATACAACTTTGCACGGTGAAGTGAGCGCATATGATCCAGTTTTAGGTAAACTATCTCTTATTCATGTCGGTGCTGCTGATGGAGAATACCATACGTTTACACCATCGACAGACTCTGATATTGTGGGTGCTGGTGGGTCTAAAGGTGGAATTATTAGTGTTTTCGAAAATAATAAAATATCCTCGAATGAGCAGAACGAAGAATTTGCCGCGAATGTTTCTGGCACTACACTAGGTTTCTTGGACTTCTCAGAAACAAATCCATTTGGTGATCCAGGAGACACATAATGTTAGAATATTTTTATCACGAAAGAATTAGAAAGTCGGTTGCAATTTTTGGAACCATGTTCAACAACATTTATGTACTGAGGAAAGATTCTGGAGGAAAAGTTATAAGTCAAGTCAAAGTTCCTTTATCATACGCACCGAAAGCAAAATTCCTAGACAGAATTAGAGCAAATCCTGATCTTGAAAAGGATACACAAGTTGCGTTGAAACTTCCCAGAATGTCCTTTGAAATAACATCCTTTACATATAATGCAGAACGAAAACTTCCTAAAATGAATGCATATGATAAGAATTTATCAACAGTATCTAATACAAAAAGAAATAAATTTTTTAGTCCAGCACCATATGATATTTCATTTCAACTGAATATCTATGCAAAAACTCAAGATGATGCCTTGCAAATGGTAGAACAAATTATTCCATACTTTAATCCACACTACACTATAACGATGAAACCCTTTACAACATTAGCAAGCGACATAAAAGAAGATGTTCCTATTACTTTAACTGGTGTCAATTTCTCTGATGATTTTGAAGGATCATTGGAACAAAGACGAACTATAATTTATACATTAGAATTTACTATGCTGGCGAATTTTTATGGTCCTATCAATGATCAATCTATTATTAGAAAAACGACTACTGATGTATACAGCACAATCCTAGGTGATTCAAGTGACCCACAATTAGCACAATACACTATCGACCCAAATCCACTGAATCTCGCCCCGCCATCAGGAGATAGTGATTTCGGATTCACTGTTACTCATGATGAAAAATTCGATGACTAAGAATAAGGACTAAAAAGGGATAAAATAAAATGAGTGATTCAGATAATGTAAAGAATGATTTAGAATTTACGAGGCAAACATATTACGACCTAATTGGAAAAGGTCAGCAATCTCTTGATGAAATGATGCAGATTGCATCTCAACTAGAACACCCTAGGGCATTTGAGGTAGTTGCTGGTTTAATTAAAAGTGTATCAGAAGTAAATGATAAACTTATAGATTTACATAAAAAGAAAAACGAATTAAGCAGTGTACAATTACTGGAGGGTGGAACTACAAATAATCTATTTGTCGGGTCTACTGTAGAACTACAAAGAATGCTTCAAGACATACGAGAATCAGAAGATGATGATACTAGGGATAATGAAAATATTATAGAATTTGTCCCAAAGGGCGACGATGACTGAACGTCAAACAACAGAGTCATATCTTGGTAATATGAGTGTAAAACGTGACGGTGTGATTCAAGAATGGACACAAGCAAGCGTTTTAGAATATCAAAAGTGCATGAAAAACCCAGCATATTTTGCGAAAACTTATTGCAAAATAATATCACTTGATCGAGGTCTTGTGAATTTTGAACTATATCCATATCAAGAAAAAATGTTTAAACAGTTCAATGACAATAGATTTTCGATAGTTCTCGCGTGTAGGCAGTCAGGAAAGTCTATATCATCTGTAGCATATTTACTTTGGTTTGCACTATTTAATCCAGAACAAGTTATTGCTGTTATGGCAAACAAGGGTGCGACTGCAAGAGAAATGTTAGGAAGAGTCACTCTTATGCTAGAGAATCTTCCGTTTTTTTTACAACCTGGATGTAAAGCACTTAATAAAGGATCAATAGAATTTAGTAATAATTCTAGGATCGTGGCAGCAGCAACTTCTGGTTCTTCTATTCGTGGTATGTCTGTGAACCTTCTATATCTTGATGAGTTTGCATTTGTAGAGAGAGCGAATGAGTTCTATACTTCAACATATCCTGTTGTATCTGCTGGTGAAAATACTAAAGTTATCATTACATCCACTGCTAATGGCATAGGAAACGTATTCCATAAAATTTGGGAAGGGGCAGTTCAAGAAGTAAATGAATATAAACCTTTTAGAGTTGATTGGTGGGATGTTCCAGGAAGAGATGATGCATGGAAAAATTCAACTATAAACAACACATCTAAAATCCAATTTGATCAAGAATTTGGGAATACATTTATAGGAACTGGTAATACGCTTATTGAGGTAGAAACTCTACTTTCGTTATCAGCAAAACAACCGCAGAAAAGAATTGACAGAGACAGCGTTTTAATATATAAAGAACCAGTTGAAGGTAATACTTATGCTTGCATGGTAGATGTTGCTCAAGGTAGAGGTAGGGATTACTCAACATTTAACATAATAGATATTTCTGATGATGTATTTGAACAAGTTGCTGTTTACAGAAATAATTTGATATCACCACTACTTTTTCCAAATGTGATTTACAAATACGCCAGAGCATATAATATGGCAACCATCGTAGTTGAATCAAATGATGCTGGAATGGTTGTGGCAAATGGATTATATCACGATTTAGAATATGAAAATATGTATGTGGAATCTGTGGTAAAGGCAGATTCTATTGGCATCAAGATGAATAAAAAAGTAAAAAGAATGGGTTGCTCATCATTTAAAGATTTACTTGAAAATAATAAAATTCTTATACATGATGAGGATACTATCCTAGAAATTTCGACATTTTCTGCAAAAGGAAATTCTTGGGAAGCAAGTGATGGGAATCATGACGATTTAGTGATGAATTTTGTTCTGTTCGGATATTTTGCAGGAACACTACACTTCAATGAAATCACAGATATAGAAATTAAAGATTTGCTCTTCGCTCAAAGAATGGAAGAAATTGAAAATGATATTCTACCATTTGGATTTATAAATGATGGTAGAGAAGAATTAGTAGTCCATGATGAAGCAAATAGATGGCACATACAAACAGAATACGAAAAGTTCTAAAATAAATTTTATATAAATACAACTGATTGAACATAACCGTATTATGAAGAACTTATTAATTTACTTGGAAAAGGAAAAGAGAAATGGCATTAACAGCACCCTCTGAATCTCCTGCAATCGTTGTAAAAGAAGTTGATTTAACCAATGGAGTCCCCAACATACCCACCTCAACAGGTGCGTTTGTAGGTAACTTTTCTTGGGGTCCATGCGACACACCAACTCTTATAAACAACGAAGCAGCTTTAGTAGGAACCTTTGGAAGTCCAGATACAACCAATACTGGCGACTTCCACAGCGCGAACCAATTTCTACGTTATTCTAACGATTTGTATATTGTTAGAGAATACACAGCAGTAGCAAAAAATGCTTCTGATACAAACGCAAGTAGTATACCACTTGTTACTAATAGAGATAATTTTGACGCTCAAGTTGCAGCATTAGCAACAGCAACACATAACTTTATAGCAAAATATCCAGGAACATTAGGAAACAGTTTGAAAGTTTCTTTTTCTGGACAAGGCGATGCAGGATATTCTAGTTGGCCATATAAGTCATACTATGATGCGGCACCAGGAACATCAGATTTTGCAGCAGCAGTAGGCGCAACAAATGATGAAGCACATGTTGCAGTTATAGATGAAGATGGAGCAATTACTGGAACTGCGGGTACAGTTTTAGAAACATTCCCATTTGTATCTATTGCATTAGGTGCAAAAACCTCAGACGGAACTTCAAACTATATTTTGAATGTTATAAACACCAAATCACAATATATCTGGATGGCAGGAATTGCAACAGCAACCTTTGGAACAAATGCTGGTAGTGTGCCAGTAGATGCTTTAGATTTTGCTGCTGGTTTAGCGGTTGATGTTAACGTACCATTAATTGGTGGCGTAAATTCAGCAGCACTTGGCGCAGCAGATTTTGCAACTGGATTTGATAAATTTGAAGACCCAAATGCTTTGTCTATTGACTTTATGATTGCACCAGGTCTATCAACAGCAGCAGACCACGCAACTGTTGTGAATGATATGGTCTCCATAGCAGCACAAACTCGTAAAGATTGTATGGTATTGGCATCTCCAAACCGTGCAGCAATTGTCGGACAAACAACTTCGGCAGCAGCAGTCACGGCAATTACAAGCGCAATGACTTCTAATGCACTTACAAGAAGTTCTTATCTTGCGGTTGACAACAACTATCTAAAAGTTTACGATAAATATAATGATCAATACATTTTTATCCCAGCGGCATCCTCTACAGCAGGTATCATGGCAGCAACAGATAATAACTTCGCACCATGGTTTTCACCAGCGGGTACGCGCAGAGGTCAATATTTTGGTGTAACTAGTTTGGCATACTCGCCAAATAAATCAGAAAGAGATACACTATATAAATTAGGTATCAATCCAATTGCTAATATTCCAGGTCAAGGTGTATTACTTTATGGTGATAAAACTCACTTAGCAAGACCTTCTGCATTTGATAGAATTAATGTTCGGCGGTTGTTCCTTGTTCTTGAAAGAGCAATTACAGCAGCAGCACAAAATATTCTGTTCGAATTTAACGATGAATTTACAAGAGCGGAATTTGTAAATATCGTTGAACCTCTACTCAGAGATGTAAAAGGTAGAAGGGGTATAACCGATTTTAAATTGGTCTGTGATGGTACTAACAATACACCATTAATCATCGACTCAAATCAATTTGTCGCATCCCTATTCATCAAACCTGCAAGGTCTATTAACTTCATCACTCTTAACTTTGTTGCTGTTCGCACTGGAGTTTCGTTTGAAGAAGTTGTTGGCACTTCTGGCGTATAAGATAGCATAGGAGATTAAAACATGGCAATTTTAGGCGTAGACGATTTCAAAGCAAAATTAAAGGGTGGTGGCGCAAGAGCAAACCTCTTTAAAGCAACAATTAACTTTCCAGGATATGCGGAGGGTAATGTTGAACTCACATCCTTTATGTGTAGAGCAGCACAACTCCCAGCATCAACACTGAATGCAATTGAAGTTCCCTTCAGAGGCAGACAGTTGAAAATCGCTGGTGATAGGACATTTGAGACTTGGACCACAACAATCATTAATGATACTGATTTTGGTACAAGAGATGCCCTAGAGCGTTGGATGAATGGTATTAATTCACATACATCCAATGTTGGATTTACTAATCCTCAAAGTTATCAAGCAGACCTTTTGGTCGATCAACTTGATAAAGACGAAAGTGTACTAAAAAGATATGCTTTCAGAGGTTGTTTTCCAACTAACATATCTTCGATTGAACTATCTTATGATACACAAGATGCGATTGAAGAGTTCACTTGTGAATTCCAAGTTCAGTATTGGGAAAGTAATACCACAAGTTAAGGTATAAATACTTGTGAAAAGTGGGGGGATTCGTTCCCCCACTCAATATAAATTATAGGAATGTTTCATGGCAGAAAATACAGTTTCGCTCTTTGGTTTTGAGATAAAACGAAAGAAAGAAGGTAATAAGGAAGCAGAGAGAATAAAAAGTGTAGTAGCACCACAGAGTGATGATGGTGCTGGATACGTAACTGCGTCTGGAAGTCATTTCGGTCAATACATAGATATTGACGGTGATAATACCAAAGACAATATTGCTATGATTAATAAGTATAGAGGTATTTCTATCCATCCAGAAGTTGACATGGCAATCGAAGATATTGTGAATGAAGCAATTGTAAATAATGCAGAAGAAGATACTTTATCTTTAAATACTGATGGCATAGACGCTCCAGATAATATCAAAAAAGTTATTCAAGAAGAATTTAAAAATGTTCTCGCAATGTTTGACGCATCTGAACATGCTCACGATTTGTTCAAAAGATGGTACATTGATGGTAGAATGTACCACCACATTTTGGTTGATGAAAAAAATGAAAAAGCAGGCATTCAAGAAGTTAGATTTATTGATGCTACAAAAATAAGAAAAATTAAAGAAGTTAAAACTAAGAAAGATCCCGCAACAAATGCGGATATCATCGAATCGATCAACGAATATTTCATATACACTGATAAACCAGGAAAATCATCTGCTGGTCAAATTCAAAACAAGGGTGTAAAATTTACACCAGATTCAATTAATTATGTAACAAGTGGTCTTTTAGATGAAAGTCGAAAAAAAGTAGTTTCCCATTTGCATAAGTGCATTAAACCTGTCAATCAATTGAGAATGATGGAGGACTCTCTGGTTATTTACAGATTGAGTCGTGCACCAGAACGTAGAATTTTCTATGTTGATGTGGGTAACTTGCCTAAAGGTAAGGCAGAAGAATATATGAAGAATATCATGACTAAGTATCGAAACAAACTCGTTTATGATGCTAGTACTGGTGAATTGCGAGATGACCGAAAGCACATGTCTATGTTGGAAGATTTTTGGTTACCTAGACGCGAAGGTGGTAGAGGTACTGAAGTTACTACTCTTCCTGGCGGTGATAATTTGGGTCAAATTGAAGATATTATTTATTTCCAAAAACGCTTATATCGTTCACTAAATGTTCCACTAAATAGACTTGAGCAAGAATCTCAGTTTTCACTTGGTAAAAGTAATGAGATTACTAGGGAAGAAATTAAATTTTCAAAATTCATTGATAGACTTCGCAAAAAATTTGGGATGATTTTTCTACAAGTTTTGAAAAAACAACTTGTGCTTAAAAAGATTATCACTGAGGCAGATTGGGACGTTTGGAAAAATACCATTTCTGTTGATTTTGCAAGAGATAACTATTTTTCAGAAATGAAAGATGCGGAAGTTCTTAGAGAAAGATTGGCAACTCTTGATATCATGACTCAATATGTTGGCGACTACTTTTCCAAAGAATGGGTGTTTAAAAATGTTTTAAAATATTCAGAAGAAGATATCAAAGAACTAAAAACCCAAGTGGAAGGTGAAATAAAAAGCGGAGAAATCGCAAATCCCGCTGATCAAGAAGAAGAATAAAATATGAAAAATGATATCCTCAAGTATATAGTACATCCTTTTGGTATTACTGGAATATTAGATTTAAGAGATAATGCCGAAATAGTATTTCCTTATGGTACAACGCATGTTAGCATAGGTATTGACTTAGATCAAACTTTTCTGAAACACAGGGCATGGAAACCAGTTACAGTTGGTGGTGTTGATGTTTCTGGGGAATATCCATATTTTAGACCCAATAACTATGTTTGGCATAACATTGGAGTAATTCCAACAACACCTTTAAATTTAGATGTTGTAATACAAACATATTCATCCTTAGATGAAACTACTGCTGCACTAAATTTGTGGTCAGATACTGATCAAGAGCGATATGAAAACATAGGGTTAAAATTAGCAGTTGCTCCAGATGATATAGTATTAGGATCAAATACTGGTCTTACGTCTATTACAGGCAGCACTGATGAAGACATACCAACTACAAGTGCAGATGGCGGTAAAAACCCATTCGGAAATTTTGTCGGAATAGATGCCGACAGTGGTAGATTTAATGATCTCTATGCCGACAGCGCATATTTTAAATATCTGAGGGCAGATAGTGCCGATATAAAGTGGTTGAGGGCAGATAGTGTTGATATCATTTCTCTTAGGGCAGATAGTGGATA